TGCAGATTTTGGTCTGTACGGAACCCGGGGGTTTCGCGGTTTCCCCGAAATGGGGTCTGACCTGCGGTTTTCGCCAACACTTGTTGATTCCCGAAATGGGAGGAAGTCATGCCACCTGTACCTAAAGATCCTTCTGTGCGTGCTCGGCGCAATAAGTCTTCGACTCGGGCTACGTTGTCGGCGGATCATGATGTGGTGGCGCCAGACCTGCCGGATGGTGTTGCGTGGCATCCGTTGACGGTGCGCTGGTGGAATGACATTTGGGCGTCGCCGATGGCCCCGGAGTACACAGACTCGGATATCAACGGGTTGTTCCGTGTGGCGATGCTCTATAACGATTTTTGGACTGCCGATAACGCGAAGGCGCGGGCGGAGGCTCAGGTTCGGTTGGAGAAGGCCGACACTGATTACGGGACGAATCCGCTGGCCCGTCGCCGACTGGAATGGCAGATTGAGGCGACCGAGGATTCGAAGGCTAAGGGGTCGAAGCGGCGGAAGTCGGAGGCTGCGCCGGTGTGCCCACCGGAGCCTGGTGACGATCCTCGTTTGAAGCTTGTGACCTGACGGCCTTATGGCTGTCTTGCAAGTCCCTCCTGTGGATTTAACGTTTCCTACGTTAGGTCCCCAGGTGTGCGACTTCATTGAGGATCGGATGGTGTTCGGCCCTGGCTCACTGTCGGGGCAGGCCGCACGTCTCGATGATGAGAAGCGCGCGCTGGTGTATCGCCTATATGAGCTGTATCCGCGTGGGCACCGTTTGGCTGGCCGTCGGCGGTTCGAGCGGGCCGGTGTTGAACTCAGGAAGGGCGTAGCCAAGACCGAGTTCGCGGCGTGGATTTGCGGCGTGGAGCTGCACCCGGAGGCGCCGGTTCGGTGTGACGGGTTTGATGCTGCCGGCAATCCGGTGGGGCGTCCGGTTCGTTCTCCTGTGATTCCGATGATGGCGGTCACCGAAGAACAGGTGTCAGAGCTGGCGTTCGGTGTGCTGAAGTACATCCTGGAGAACGGCCCCGATGCTGATCTGTTTGATATCAGCAAGGAGCGGATCGTCCGGTTGTCACCTTCGGGTGGTGAGGATGGGTTCGCTGTTGCTGTGTCGAATGCTCCGGGGTCTCGTGATGGTGCGCGGACAACGTTTCAGCATTTCGATGAGCCGCACCGGTTGTTTATGCCGAGGCATCGTGACGCGCACGAGACGATGTTGCAGAACATGCCGAAGCGGCCGATGGAGGACCCGTGGACGTTGTACACGTCGACGGCTGGGCAGCCTGGGCAGGGCAGCATCGAAGAGGACGTGCTTGCCGAGGCGGAGTCTATCGCCAGGGGTGAGCGTCAGGACCCGTCGCTGTTCTTCTTTCGGCGCTGGGCCGGTGATGAGCATGATGATCTGTCCACCGTGGAGAAGCGTGTCGCTGCTGTCGCGGATGCCACTGGCCCTATTGGGGAGTGGGGGCCGGGGCAGTTTGAGCGGATCGCGAAGGACTACGACCGCACGGGTATTGACCGCGCTTACTGGGAGCGGGTCTATCTGAATCGGTGGCGTAAGTCGGGCTCTCAGGCGTTCGATATGACACGCCTAGTGCAGTGCGATGAGACGGTCCCAGATGGAGCGTTCGTCACCGCTGGGTTTGACGGGTCGCGGTGGAGAGATGCGACGGCTGTCGTGGTCACTGAGATTGCGACGGGCCGGCAGATGTTGTTGGGCTGTTGGGAGCGGCCCGAGAACGTCGAAGAGTGGGAAGTCCCTGAGCATGAGGTGACTGCGCTCGTTGTGGACATGATGTCTCGGTTTGAGGTGTGGCGCATGTACTGCGACCCGTGGGGCTGGGATTCGACGATCGCCGCGTGGGCGGGCCGTTTCCCGGATCGGGTTGTGGAGTGGGCTGTTGGTGGTGGCGGCAGTTTGAGGCGTGTTGCTGCTGCGACGCAGGGTTATGCCGATGCGTTGGCGACTGGTGACGCGGTGCTGGCTGCCAATGTGTGGCGGCCGAAGTTTGTTGAGCATATGGGTCATGCGGGGCGGCGTGAGCTGAAGCTGGTGGACGATACGGGCCAGCCGTTGTGGGTGATGCAGAAGCAGGATGGCCGTTTGGCCGACAAGTTTGATGCTGCGATGGCGGGGATGTTGTCGTGGGAGGCGTGTGTTGATGCGCGTCGTGATGGTGCGCATCCGCGCCCGAAAGTGTTTGCGCCTAGACGGATCTACTAGTCGAGATAGAGACAGAGAGGGGGTCAGCTGTTGACTGCTTCAACGCCAGCGGAATGGCTCCCGGTGCTGACGAAGCGTATCGACGACGGAATGTCGCGGGTGCGTTTGTTGGCGCGTTACTCCAATGGGGATGCTCCGCTTCCTGAGTTGACGAGGAACACGTCTGCGGCGTGGCGTTCGTTTCAGCGTGAGGCGCGCACCAACTGGGGTTTGATGGTGCGGGATTCTGTTGCTGACCGGATCATCCCGAATGGAATCACGGTTGGTGGTTCTGCCGATAGTGATTTGGCGTTGCGGGCGCGGCGCATTTGGCGGGATAACCGCATGGACTCTGTGTGTAAGCAGTGGGTCAAGTATGGGCTGGACTTCGGCGAGTCGTATTTGACGTGCTGGCGTCGTGATGACGGTACGGCGACGATCACAGCCGATTCTCCTGAGACGATGGTTGTCAGTGTTGACCCGTTGCAGCCGTGGCGGATCAGGTCTGCGATGCGGTGGTGGCGGGACCTCGATGCCGAGTCGGATTTTGCGATTGTGTGGTCGGGTGACGGGTGGCAGAAGTTCGCCCGTCCGTGCTTTGTGCAGTCGTCGTCCCGGCGCAGGCTGGTGACGCGAATCTCAGACTCGTGGGTTCCGGTTGGTGATGCTGTAGTGACCGGTTCGCCGCCGCCGGTGGTGGTGTACCAGAACCCTGATGGCATGGGCGAGGTGGAGCCTCACATTGACATCATCAACCGGATCAACCGGGCTGAGCTTCAGTTGTTGTCCACGATGGCGATCCAGGCTTTCCGTCAGCGGGCGTTGAAGTCGACGGAGCATGTATTGCCGAAGGTTGACGAGAATGGCAACGCGATCGACTACGCCTCGATCTTTGAGGCCGCGCCGGGAGCGTTGTGGGAGTTGCCCCCTGGGGTTGATATCTGGGAATCGCAGACGAACGACTTCACTCCGATGTTGTCGGCGATCAAGGAGCATATTCGACAACTGTCGTCGGCGACCAAGACTCCGCTGCCGATGCTGATGCCGGACAGCGCGAACCAGTCAGCTGAGGGTGCGCACAACATTGAAAAGGGCTTCCTGTTCAAGTGTGAGGATCGGTTGTCGATAGCGAAGATCGGTCTTGAGGCCATCTTGGTTAAGGCGTTGCAGATTGAGGGCGAATCGGTTGAGGACACAGTGGATGTGTCGTTTGAGTCGCCTGACCGTGTGACGCTGGGGGAGAAGTATTCCGCAGCATCTCTGGCTAAGGCGGCCGGCGAGTCGTGGGCGTCTATCCGGCGGAACATCCTGAACTACAACGCCGATCAGATCAAGCAGGACGATCTTGATAGGGCGCGTGAGCAGATAACTTTGTTCGCCCAGCGTCCCCAGGAAGATGGATCACGCTGAGTATGCGGCTGCGACCGCTGAACTGAGGCGCAGACTGCTCGAATATGTGTCCGCAGCGTGGACATCGGTAACGCTGTCTGACAGTGGACTGCAAGAGCTGACATCTTCGGTGGCACCAGTTGTCCAAGCGGCCCAAGAGTCGATGGCTGCCATGACTTCGGTGTACATCGCAGAAGTCACCCAGCAGTCACCGGTGCAGGCCGTCGAGGTTTCCGCGATTCGCGGTGTGCCGTCGGAGAATGTGTACGCGCGGCCCGTGATCACAGCACGTACGGCACTGTCGGAAGGTAAGAGCGTCGCAGCGGCACTCCGGGCCGGTCAGCGCCGTATCGAGAACCTGGCGGGCACCGACCTGCAACTTGCAAAGACGCACCAAGCTAGGTCGTCGTTCGCCCGCAGCGGCGTCCAGTTCTACCGCCGCGTCTTGACCGGCAACGAGAACTGCGCGCTGTGTGTCATCGCATCAACCATGCGGTACCGCAAAAACTCGCTGATGCCAATCCATCCGGGCTGTGATTGCGATATCGACGTTATCCCCCCGGGGATGGACTTCGACACAATCAGCACGAAGCTTCTCAACGAGACGCATGACCAGGTGAAGGCGTTCGCGGACATCGCAGACCGCGGCGGCCGCGCCGTCGACTACCGGAAGTTGATCGTCACTCGCGAGCACGGCGAGGTCGGGCCGGTCCTCGCATGGCGTGACCAGAAGTTCTCAGGCCCCAAAAGCATCCAGCGCTGACCCCCGGCGGTCTGGATAACGCACACATGTCCCGTAACGGGGCATGTCACAAAGAAAACCCATCCGCAAAGGAAACAAACCCTCATGTCTGATGATGTGACAGCAGAAACGTCGGAACACAGCGCCGTAACGGAGCCAGTGGAACCGGCAGTCGACCAGGACGCAACCGCCACGGTTGAGGAGCCAACGCAAGCTCCGAAACCAACCGAGACGGTCGAGTTCTGGAAGAAAATGGCCCGCAAAAACGAGGCGCAAGCCAAGGAAAACTACGCGGACGCCAAGAAATGGCGGGAGTCGCAGGAAAAGATCGGCGACGACCCGCTGGCCCGGATCGAAGAACTGGCACGAAAGTTCGAGACGGCTGAGCGTGAACGCATCCGAAGTGATGTGGCGCGTGAAACGAAAGTCGATCCGGAGTTCATTCATGGCGACACTGAGGAAGAGATGCGCGAATCCGCCGACCGGTGGAACGAGTTCGTCAACAAGCGGATCGAAGAAGCGCTGAAGGCCAAAACGGCATCGTCGGCCGTGCCGACGTCGGAAGTCACATCAGACAAAAAGGTTGAAGGCCCGAAGCCTCTCACACCCGCCGAGTACGCGGCGCTGCCGCCTGCCGAGCGAAAGAAGGCGCGAGAAGAGGGCCGACTCGACAGCTATCTACGTGGAGAACTCCACTAACACAGAAGGGAGCCAAAAATGGCTTTCAACAACTTCATTCCTGAACTCTGGTCGGACATGCTCCTGGAGGAGTGGACCGCCCAGACCGTTTTCGCCAACCTCGTCAACCGCGAGTACGAGGGCATCGCAAACAAGGGCAACGTGGTGCACATCGCTGGCGTGGTGGCACCTACCGTCAAGGACTACAAGGCCGCTGGCCGGCAGACCTCGGCGGACGCGATTTCCGACACCGGCGTCGATCTGCTCATCGATCAGGAAAAGTCGATCGACTTCCTCGTCGATGACATCGACCGTGTTCAGGTCGCGGGTTCGCTGGAGGCCTACACCCGTGCTGGTGCCACGGCCCTGGCAATTGATACCGACAAGTTCATCGCTGACATGCTGGTGGACAACGGAACCGCGCTTACCGGTTCGGCGCCTACGGACGCTGATGATGCGTTCGACCTGATCGCTTCTGCGCTCAAGGAGCTGACGAAGGCGAACGTCCCGAACGTTGGGCGTGTCGTTGTCGTGAACGCGGAGATGGCGTACTGGCTGCGGTCGTCCGGGTCGAAGCTGACCAGCGCGGACACCTCCGGCGACGCTGCGGGTCTGCGCGCGGGCACCATCGGGAACCTGCTGGGTGCCCGGATCGTGGAGTCGAACAACCTTCGGGACACCGACGATGAGCAGTTCGTCGCGTTCCATCCGTCGGCCGCTGCGTATGTGTCGCAGATCGACACCGTTGAGGCGCTGCGCGACCAGGACAGCTTCTCTGACCGTATCCGCGCTCTGCACGTGTACGGCGGCAAGGTTGTTCGCCCGACTGGTGTGGTCGTCTTCAATAAGACGGGCAGCTAGCCACAGCGATGTTGCTTGCTACCGCCGATGACGTTGCTGCTGCGCTTGGATTACCGGGCGCAGCAGCGCTCACACCGGAGCAGTCTTCCCGTGTGGATGGCGTGCTGGGCCGTGTCAGCGACACCTTCCAGCGCGTCACCGGGCGGGTGTTCACCACCGGGGCCACTCGGGTGCGGGCGCAGGTCGTCAACGGGCGCGTGTGGCTTCCTGGCGTGGTGAATAAAGTCGAAGCAGTCACGCTTACCGGTGGAGAAGAAGTCGACTTCAACCAAGACGGTAACTATGTGGATGTCACCCGAAATGGGTGTCCACTCGTTACCGGCACAGTGGTGATAGTCGAATATGTTGGCGGAGGTGTGCCCGACTCTGTAACAGAGTTTGTGGCTGCGGTCGCTGCACGTCACCTGACGGTGACGCCGGGTTCGGTTTCATCGCAGGCGGTATCGCTGACGGCAGGGCCGTTCACCCAGCGGAATGCAGAGTGGGTGTCCGGGACGGCAGTGTTCACCCGGGACGAGTTAGAAGATGCGAAGCGGTTCGCCAACCCTGCACCTACGATCACGATTCACAGGCTATGACGTTCCCTACTCCGTACACGGTGACGCACTATCCGCACGTCGGTGACTCGTCGGATGGTTTGGGGAACACGGTTCCCCAGTTCGGTTCCGGGGTGTCTGTTCCAGTGATTCAACTCGCCCCGCATGTGCAGGTGGTGGGGACGTATTCGATTGTGGAAACCGAAACGATCGATGTTGACCTGTACTTGCCGCCCGGTTCGCCGGTGAAGGTGAAAGACCGTGTCGGGTACGGGTCAGATGTGTTCGATGTGGTTGCGGTTCGTGACTGGAACATGGGTTTTCACGGTTGGGCGCCGGGTTTGGTGGCAGAACTGCGGAAGGTGTGATGAATCGTGGCTAACGGTCCAACGAGGAAGAACCCTTTAGCGAAGTTCGGTGTGCGGCTTGATGATTTCGACAAACTGCCTGAGGTGAACGAGGGCGTCAACGAGTTCATGGACGAGGTTGTTGACGCGTGGAAGAACAATTCTCCCGTGGGCACCGGCGCTTACCGTGATTCTGTTCAGGTGACGGAACGGTCCACGAACAAGGGTCGCGGGAAGGTCGGCGCGACTGATCCGCAGGCGCATCTCGTGGAGTTCGGGTCGGCGCACAACGACGAGTACGCGCCGGCCCAGAAGACAGCTAAACAGTTCGGCGGCAACGCGTATGGCGACTGATTCAGCGCCGAGTATCCACCGTGTGTTGGTGGCGTGGCTGTCCCCTTTGGGGAAGGTTTCTACTCGCCGATTGTCGGGTGATCCGTTGCCGCACCGTGTGGTTCGCCGTGTCGATGGGCGTGACGTTCCCGAGGAAGGCAGCGATTCGGCTGTCGTGTCGGTGCACACGTTCGCCGCGTCTGATGAGGCCGCCGAGAATGAGGCCGAGTTGACGCACCAACGAATGCTGGAGCTCGTCGTTAACCCGCTGGTGGAGATACCGCTCGGCGGTGGTGTTGTTGCGCGTATCGACTACGCGCGTGTGCTGATGAAACCGGTCCTCGTCGAGTATGACGACGACGGCCACCTGGTGCGGCATGTGGGCCGATACGAGATCGGTGTTCAGTACATCTAGTTGAAGGTTTCAGCCCTGACAAGGGGCCTGGCGGTAGCGCCGGGTCCCTTTTTTGTTCGCCGGAAATTTTCGCAATCCGGTCCCTTATCCAAATGAGAGGAGCGTCCCTATGACGCAGCCATTGACCGGCACCGACTGGAGCGCCGGCGGATTCACTGACATTCACAAGCCGTTCATCGAGCGTGGCGGGCTGCAGGCGGTGTTCATCCGCGACAATCGCGGTGCCGCGACGGACATGTCGCCGTTCGAGGATGATTGCGTGACGGTGAAGTGGTCGCCGTTTGCGCAGGACGGAAAGCTTCGCGACGACCTGTTCATCCGCCGGAAGGTGAGCGGCAAGTACGAGTACAACACTGACCCGAATGAGGGCTGGTGGCACATCGGCTGCAACCCCGAGGATGGTGGTGCGGAACGTGAACCGGACGTCACCTCTGACGATTTGATGGTGTTGCAGTCGAAGTTCCCGGTCGATTCTGAGGTGACGGAGAAGTCGTACTCGGTGCGGTTCGTGGCGCTCGGTACGGCTGATCCGCTGATTCACCGGCTGGAGTCGGAGTTGCCGTTGTGTGACAACGCCGGTAATCCGTTGGTGGCTCTTCCGGGTACCCCTGACTATGGTGAGGGTCCGCTGCTGGACGCGGATTCGGCGGAGTACCAGCTTCTGCTGCTGTACGCGCGCCGCACCTCGGGCGGGTTCATTTACCGCGCTGAGGGTTATCCGGCGGTGAAGCTGGATGACCAGGCGTCGAAGAAGCGGTCGAAGACCGATCCTGATACGGCGGACCTGACGTACAAGGTGCTGCCGAATGAGTACTTCATGCGGCCCGACCCGGCGGGCGCGATCGCTCTGGTGCCCGGCTACTTCTATGTGTGGATGGGTGGCCCCGGTTGGGCTGAGCAGTATTCGGACGGCAGCTAGCCGGTAAGTCGTCCTGCCGGGTGGGTTGGTTTGGGGCTGGCACCCACCCGGCAGGCACCACACAAAGCCAGCCCACCACCCAATCGCGAAGCCCCTGTATCAACCCTTTTTGAAGGAAGCCCCTGATGTCTGTGAAGAAACCCGAAAACAATGGTGCCGCCGCGCGTGAACAGGCCACCGAGTTCGATTCGCCGTTCGCTGATCGTGTTCTGCGCTTCGATGACGGCAGCACCATGACGATCCCCCCGCACCCGAACCTTCGGATGCTCGACGATGATGCGCTGGAAGCCTACGAGGCGTATCTCGAAGAGATCGAAACCTATGACCGGGAGCCTGACCTGTATATCCCGGAGCAGACCGTGAAGGACCGCGACGGCAACGAGATGGTCCTGCCGGCGGAGACCCGTCCCGGCGCGGTCAAGGGGCCGCCGTATTTCAAGGACGGTAAGCGTGTGTCGCCGCCGCGTGAGGTGCGGATCGTTCAGGTCGTGTTGGGCATGGACTCCTACGAGGTGTTGCGGTCGAAGCAGATCAACGGTCGTCCTGCTGGTGCCCGGGATGTGTGGCGGGCGTGGACCGAGCAAGGTTTCACGATCGCGGAACGAGCTGAGTCCGACTCGAAAAGTGATGGAAGCTCAGTGGTTCTGGAGACTGTACCCGAGGCAGATAGCGAGTGATCTGCGGCGATTCTTCGGGCTGAGCGTCGCCGATTGGCATCAGGGCAGGTTGTCCAGCTTGGAGTTGCTTGACCTGTTCGGGGTGCGGTTCGTGGACAACGCTGAAGAACGCGTTCGGGAGTTGTATGTGGATTTCGCGCCGGTCAATGGCGCGGTGGCGCGAGCTGTTCGCGGGGGCCGCTGGTCTGAGTCGGAGTTGATCGCGGCGGAAACGTACAACGAGATCGCCCGGTTCAGGGCGTCATTCCATGCATCGAGAAGCCGTAAAGCGGCGTATGAGCCGTTCGCTTTTGAGGATCCGGTTGATCGGTTGGAGAAAGCGAGAGCGTCGGTTGAGGCGCACGAGTTGCAGCGTGAGGTTGAGGCCGATCTGTTCGGCTGGTGACGGGAGGTGAGTGTCTGATGCCGATCTACGTGGACATTATTTCCCGTCTTGATGAGCGTGCTGCTGCGGTGGCGGCGAAGAACATTGAGCGTGAGATGGAGGCGGCTGGGGCTCGTGGCGGTTCGGCTGCTGGCCGAGCGATCGGCGAGAACGTCACCAAGGAAGCTGCTGCTGCGGGCCGTAACGCTGGTGAGCAGTTGTCGCGTGAGGTTGATCGTGCGACGAAGGCTGCGGGTTCTCGCATTGTTGACGGTTTTTCGTCGCATGGTGTGTCGGCGGGCCGGGGGTTTGGGGCGTCGTTTGGTTCGTCTATGGCGTCGTCGTTGCCTGTGGCGGGCCGGTTTTCGTCTGCCCTGTCGGGGTATGAGGGTGCGGCGTCGAAGGCTGGCGCGTTGGCTGGCCGCGCGTTGGGCACGGCGTTCACCGCGGCCGCGACAGGCATCATCGGAGCAGCCAGTGTTGCCCTGTTCAAGGGTTTCGACAGGTACAAGTCTCTTGATGCGACGTCGCATCGTCTTGCCGCGATGGGGAACAGCGCTGAGCAGGTTAAGACGATCATGTCGGATATCAACGAGGTGGTTGTTGGTACTCCGATCGCGTTGGATGAGGCGGCGAAAGCGGCTACTCAGTTCCTTGCTGGTGGGGTGAAGCAGGGCCGCCCGTTGCAGGCGGCGTTGACGGCGATCGCGGACGCTGCGGGGGCGTCTGGGCAGAAGTTCGGCGACCTGGCCGTGATTTTCAACCAGGTGTTCAACAAGGGCAAGTTGCAGTCCGAGGAGATGTTGCAGCTCAATGAGCGTGGCATCAATGTTCAGGCGGCGTTGCAGAAAGAGTTCGGCCTGACGAGCGCTGAGATTCAGAAGATGTCGCAGGACGGCACGATTTCGTTCGGCATGCTTGTGCAGGCGATTGAGGGCCAGTTCGGTGGCATGTCGAAGAAGCTGGCCGACACCGTGGACGGTGCCTTGTCGAACATGAACGCCGCTGTGGGTCGTGTTGGGGCGAACTTCATTTCGGCTTTGTTTGGTGACCCGTTGGACACTACTGAGGGTCCTGGGGCGTTGGCGAAGTCGATCAACAATGTGACCGACAAGTTGAATGACTTGAACGCGTGGATCGTTGCCCACAAGGACGACATCAAGGATGCGTTCGAGGGTGCAGTCGAGACTGCGCAGGACCTGTGGAATGCGCTGTCAAGTGTGGTCGAAATGCTGGACCGGATAGGGATCAGCGTTGGTGATGTGGTGACCGCGTTTATGGCGTGGAAGGCCATAGCTGGTGTTACCGCGTTGACGCAATCTCTTTCAACGGTGAGCACTACCTTGGCGGGGCTGCCTGCGACTGCCGATAAGTCGGCTAAGGGAATTTCTGCTGCGCTGTCGCGGGTGGCGGTGCCGGCGTGGTTGGCGTTCCTGGTCGCGCAGAACGGACCTGAGATTGAGCAGGCCATTCAGGACGCGATTCCTGGCGCGGATAGCTGGAATCATTCGAACACGCCGGACCAGTTGGGGCGCAGAGCCCGTGAGTGGTGGGACCGCAACATCCAGGGCGGTACGGGGGTTGATCCGCAGCCGTCTCCGCTTCCTCAGCTCGGCGGCGGGTCTGGACCTGGCACGCCAACGGTTGGCGGTATCCCGATACCTGGGCTTGCTGATCCGAACTCGAACGGTCCAGCGTCCCCGTTCGGTAACCTGCCTGGTCAGGTTCCATTGGATGTTTCCGTGGAGGACCGACGCGGGCGCCGTGGCGGTGGTGGTGCTGCTGCGGATGCGGGTCCTGATGGTCCGTTGGCTGATTTGTTTCCGGGCGCTGCGGGTAGTGCCGGCGGGTCGTCATCGTCTGGCCCGAAGTTGCCGGATGCACCGGTGGTGCCGTATGACACGACGTTGCCGCCGGGGATTCCTGGCATGCCGCAGGACGCTGCCGTGTTCTCCGCTGAATCGTCGTATCTGGATGCCCGCCACAAACTGGCGGAGAAGCGTGCCCGCGCCGCCCAGTTGGAGCAGTCCACCGAGGCGACCGAAGAGGACCGGCTCAAGGCCCGTAACGATGTGATCGAAGCGGAACGTGACCTTCAGGCCGCCGAGATGCGCATGTCGGAGGCGCGGGCGAATCAGTACGAGAAGTTGACGAAGCAAACCGATCAGCATGCCAAGGATTTGGGGCAGATCGGTGCCCAGCTGGATCAGGATTTCGGTATCTCGAAGGGTTTGGCGGGGATCGCGGAGAACATCACGAAGTTCGTGGCGAACCTTGCCGCCGCACCGTTGTTGGGGCAGTTGCAGGCCATTTCGGCCTATAACCCCACTCAGGGCGGGCACGGGTTGATGGGTGTCCTCGGGGCGCAGGGCGTGTTCGGTCCGCAGTATCAGAACAATCAGTACGCGGGGCGGGGTTCTTACCCGTCGGCCGGTGCGACCGGTGTGTCCATGACAGCCCTTCCATCGGCGCCGTCCGCTATTCCGGGGCAGTCTCCGCGCGACTTCGCGCACAACGTGATGATGCCGTTCTGGAAAAACATGGGCCTTGAAGTGGGGGACCACGCGGCTGATGCCTTTGGTGAGCACCAGAACGGTGCGCTGGACATCATGGTTCCGAACAAGGCTGTCGGGCAGCAGGTTTTGCAGCAAGTCCTCAACGATCCGAATGTGTACGGCGCGATCTTCGACCGGCACTCTTACGGATACGGGCATGGCCCTCAGGGCAAGTTGATGGAGGATCGGGGCAGCCCAACTCAGAACCACGAGGATCATGTGCACGCCTTGTACAAGCCGGGTAATCCGAACAACATCAACCCGTCTGGTTCTGGCGCTGCGGTGTCTGTGCCGACGGTGGCTGTTGCCGCGCCGTCCGCTGCCGCGTTCTCCGGCTCTGCTGGTGGCCCGGTGCCGATGTCGGTGACGAACTGGCCCGCTCAAGGTGCCGGTGTTGGTGTGGCTGTCCCGACCGGCGGGTCCACGGCTACCGGTCCGGCAGCGGGAAGCCCCGCGTCGGGCACAGGTGCCGGCCCGCTGCCAGGTCCGGCCCCGGTGTCGTCGGGTGCATGGGCGCCGAACCCGGCGCCGCTGCCCACAACAGGCGGCGGTGGCGGCCCGATGGCCGCTGGCGCACCGCAAGGCCTGCTCACCGGCGGCCCGACGAACACCACCAACATCGGGGCGAACGTCGCACCGTACGCCGGGTCCGGCTCCGGCGGGATCGGCATGGACGGCGGTGGTGCGCTCGGCATGGCGGTGCAGGCCGGTGGTATGGCACTGGACGCGATGGCCCCCGGTGCGGGTCAGGCCGCGCAGACTGGGGTGAAGCTGATCAACCGTGCCATCGAGTACGGCGGCCAGGTCGCCGCGATCGGCGCCCAAGGGTTGATGGAAACGTTCCTGCCCACGGGTGGATCGGATTTGGCGAACAACAACTGGATCACCCGCATTGCCGGGGGGATTGCTGGTGCGGCTCCCGCGTTGCCGAACCTGGCCGGCCAAGCATCCCAGCAGCGCAAGGACATCGATCCGCAAGCCACAGGCCAGGGTCAGGCCCAGGTCAACCAGGGTGGCGACACGAACATCACGGTCAACAACCAGCGTGCCACCGAGGACGGCACCGGCCGCGACATCGCGTATCACCTGCAAAACCAGTACGTCATGCCGGGAGGGTAAATGGCTAAGAAGCATTACCCCGCCACTGGTGTAACCCCGCACGGATGGTATGACCTCGCCAAGGGTGAGAAGCCGATGATGTGGCTTGACGCCTACGACGAGTCGATCACTTTCCACATGATGGGCGGGATGGCGGTCCCTGACCGGGTTGTAGCCCCGGAGATGGTGCACCTCACCTCACTGAAGGGGTTGATCCCGCCGTGGAAGCACATCGACCAGAAGGGCGCCACCGAGGATGGCATCACCAATATTGATGCGCTCTACGACCCGATCGAGGTTGAGGTTGGGGTGGAATGCCGTGGCCGGTCGCCGAAGTGGACGCGCAGGGTCTACCGCGATCTGATCGCGTCGATCGACGCGAAGCAGGAATCGACGTTGAACTTCCTCACCCACGACATGGGGCACTGGTGGGCGCCGGTCAGGTGGTTCCAAGGCGCGCCGCAAGCACCGCTGGAGATCGGCAAGCGGCAACGCGAAAGCCTCCGTTTGCGGGCCGATTCGGGGTTCTGGCGTACCTACGACTACACGGCGAGTTTCCAGTTCGAGTACGAGTCGATGACCGACACGTTCAACTACGACACCACGGGCTCGCAGGACCTCGGCGCCGACTGGCCGCTGTACTACGAAGGTGACGGCGGCGGATACATCTACGCCAACGGTGACCAGGCGAGGTGGCGGGACGACCCGGACGACCCGCTGACCACCGGGACCCGAGAAGTGGTGTGCGGCCCGTACAAGGATTTCGACACTGACACCGATAACCAGGTTGTGTCGATGGTGCTCGGCGGGTTCCAAGAGTGGAGCCTCCCTGATAGTGGGGCGAACGACCTGTGGGCACGCATGGGCCGCGACAGCAACGGCGACTGGGACGGCAACGGTATCCGCATGAGGGTGCAGGGCAACTGGATCAAACTGTCGAGGTTCAACAACTTCTCGCAGACAGTAATGTTTCAACGCCCGCTTCTGGTGGCTCCGCTGATCGGGGAAAAGTTCACCCTGGTCGCGGGTTATGAGGGTAATCCCCGCATGTTCAAGGTGCTGCGTAACGGGTTGCCGATCCTGTCGCACAAGGAAACCGGCTCCGGTAGTGAACTCGGCCCGGACTATCGGGGTGTCGGGTTTGGTATGCAGGCTGGTGGCGCGTTGATCACGCAGGCGACACCAGCCCCGGTGCGGAAGATATCCGCCGGCGACAACGCGAATGTCACCCAATCAGGGTTTGTGCCGATGGTCAATGTTGGTGACCAGAAAATGTATTGGGATGCCACGGTGTTCGGTCCGGGCACGTTCCGGTTGTATGACGGTCCCGGTTCGGATGAGTATGTGGAGTTTGGTCCGCTGCTGCCGAATCAGATTGTGTTCCTACGTACCGACCCGCGCTCACAGACGACGTTGGTGCAGGATTTGACGTCGGTGCCGCCGTCGCCGCAGGAGTTGAACATTTTCCAGCAGGCGGTGAAGTCGTTGTTGTCGTTCTTCTCGGAGCGGAACGCGTTCACCGACCAGATTGGGTCGCTGTTCGGGATTGTTCCCCCGCAGGGCAATTTCTATAAGTACCTGTCGGGCCGGTTCAGTGAGAACGCGGCGATCCCCGCGAAGTCACCTGGCGAACCGGCGCAGCAGTTCTTTGTGAAGACAGAAATTGTTGGTGGCAACGCTGACTCGAAGGTGATTCTTTCGGGGACTCCGTTGCGCCGCTACCCGATGTAGCCACTGGCCGATACCTCGGTGAGGGGTGAATTTGTGGGCGCCTGTGAACCAGGAAAGGAGGGGATGACGGTTGTCGAAGTTTGAACGCGAAACAGCCGCATGGCAATCCGCCCTCCAGTCCGGCGACCCGAACAGGATCGCACGAACCGCGCGGGCGTTGACGGAACGCAAATCGAAGGTAGACACGTCGTTCCGGTTCACGGTGTGCGACAAGTTTTGGCAGCCGATGGGCGCTGTCGGTGGCGACCTGATCGAGGCGTCGGGTGCTGACCCGCGCAACGATGTTGAAACCGGCCGGATCGTCCTCAAAGGGAACAGCCCTCTCATCCCTTTGTTCATGGACTGCAAAAAGACGATGGTCGGTGTCATCGTCGAGACAGCCGGTTTGCGGTATGCGTTCTACACGAAGAACCACACCTACGAGTACCGCGACAGCGCATGGACCGGCACCGCTGAACTGCGCGGTATCCGCGACATCCTCAATTACTACGTGATTTGGCCGTCGTGGTGGCTGCCGATTCAGGCACAGCCGTTCTCGCACGCGATCTTCGTGTGGGCGCTGCAAACCGTCGTGGAGAACATGGTCGCAGAATGCGCTCTGCGGTTGCAGTCCGGGTGGCTGGAGTTCATCAACAACGGCCTGTCGTTAAACCCGGATATCCGGGCATGGTTCGGCACCGTTCTGCAAGCACTGTCGCGGGACGGGCTGTCGGTCCAGGCGTTCACCCGCATGCTGCGAACCCCGGTGTATGTGTCACGCACCAATCCACTGCTGGACACGTCGCCGATGGTGGCTCGCACAGTGCGGATGGAAACCGTTCAGGCCGTCATCAAGGACGTTACCCAGTCGTACGGTGTGGATACCCGCATGGATTTGTGGCTTCCAGGTGATCCGCAGCCTGACAGGTGGGCGAACCTGGACCAGCCTACCTACGTGTTTTCCACAGTGGACCGGTCGCAGATCACTGGTCCGACGAAAACCGTGCTCGATTCGGTGCTGCGCACCACGATTGACCTTGGCGGGTCGCTGGGGGACATCTTCAAACCTGTCATCAAGCAGGTTCCCGGCATGGACGGCGTGTTTTATGCGCCCGCGTTGGGTGTGGATTTCGAGCAGCCATACGCCTATTTCGTGGCCCCCGAGCCGGGTGAGGACACCGGCATCGATGCGTGCACGATCACTGACCACACACCTGAGGGTTGGCAGCACATTATTGGTGGCCGTAGCCCAAAGTGGTTGAACGACTTGATGAATGCCACCTTCGCATGGCTAATCGACTCGCTGATGATCGTTGTTGGATTCACCGGCATACCGTCCGATCTGCTGTCGGGGTTCCTGAACAACAGCTTCCTGGCTTTCCAGTTGATTCAGCATTACGACCGCCGTGACGAAGTTGGCCCGTACCATCCGGCGATCGAGCGGTTCTATCCGACAGCATCAGCGCCGTACAACATCGAAACGGTGTTCGCATTCATCAACGCCTTGTTTGATTCGCAGGGCAAGACGACGGCGACGGTGCAGTTCCGCAACGGTGCCCAGTATGCGTTGGGTCGGGACGTCTTTCGCGGCGGCCTGATGTCACTGGTGTTCATGTCACGTACCCGAATGGTGACTGACTACATCGAAAACGTCATGTGGCGGGTTTCCCAGGATGAGCGGAAGGTGATCGCGCAGTTGGGGGATGGACGCAAGTCGGAGGCCCCGTTGGCGAAGCATCAGCGGTTCATCACGGGGATTTTTGAAACGTTGTCGGTCCTCACGCTGTCACCTCAGGGATAAGCAGCGGTCGTCCTTTCTTTCTGTAACTCGCCCAATGTGAATGGAGCGTGCCTTATGTCGTGGCCCTTGAATCCTGCTGGGACTCACTATTTGTTTGAGGGGATCGTGGAGATTCCTGTCGACCCTACGTCGGGTTCGGCGATCCTCCAGTTGCGTCCGCAGGGCGGTATCGGTGTTGGTGTGCCCGCGATTGAGAAGGGTGATCCGGGTGTTCCGGCGACGTTCGATACGACAGTGAACCTGACGGAGCTGGACCCGGACGACCCAACCCCGGCGGAAGCGTCGTTCACTGAGATCACACCACCTGGAACATCCACGCCTGGCGTGTACCGGTTGAACCTCGCCCTGCACGCGGGAGCTAAAGGCGCGGATGGTGAGGCGGTGTGGGACCCAACGGATGTGGACCCGTCCCCAGTCGCGGGGCAGGTGCCGGTGGTGAACTCGACCGCTGACGGGTTCGTGTTGGCGGCGCAACGTGTTGGGGATCGGTATGTTCCGGCGTCGATCAACAACACCGCCTCGGGCAATGCGAACTCGACTCTGGCCCAGGTGTCGATCCCGGCGCAGCCGTTCGATTGGCGGCCCCGCGTGTCCGGTTACACGGTCGTCACCGGTGAGGGAGCCGATGTTCGGGTTGATCTGGTGGCCCGGTTGAACGGTGAGACTGGCGGCAACGTGATCGGCCGGTGCCCCGGTGTGGCGCAATCGGAGCGGCTGATCCTGGTGGCGGGACCTGCGGCGGGTTCGTCGGATGGGTTTGACCGTGTGGCGGCCGGTACACCGGCGACGATCTATTTCCGGTGTGAACGTCAGGCGGGGTCGGTGACGTACACGACTTCTGCGTCTACGTCGATGTTTTCGGTTGAGGTTCTTCCGCTGTCATGACGTCATCGTTTGATCCGTTGCCGGAGTGGGCTCATGCGGTGCCGTCTGAGCCGGGTATTCACCCGGAGCAGTCGGCGTTGCAGTGGCAGCGGCCGTTCACTGTTCAGCAGCTGCTTGAGATTGGTGAGCAGTTCATTGAGCAGTTTTTGGCGTGGGTGGTGCGTGCGGTAGCTGGGGTGTTCATCCCTGGTGAGGCGTCGTTCGATCAGCTGCGCGATTGGGCATTGAACATCCCGATCCTCGGGGACATTATCGAGGCGATCACGGGTCTTGTTGGTGGCGGGATTGAGGAACTGACCCAGTTCTTCACGAACGTTCGGAACTTCTTCCAGTCGATCGACTTCAACAGCCCAAGCTTCAACCCGATTCAGGCTGCGGCGCAGTTGGTGAACATCATCCTTGCGCCGCTGCGGAACCTGCTGCCCAGTTTGTTGACGATCCTGCCTATCGGTGGCATCTCGAATCAGACGCCGAACATTCTGCCTGCCCCGAAGTTCCCTGAGGGGTCGGTGGGCGAGAACGCGGATTGGGTGGTGGACCCGTCGCATTCTCGCAGCGGTGATGGTACGGGCGCGGCGAAAGTTATTGCCGACGGCACGTTGAAGGCACTGCGGTCGGGGCAGAATGTTGGCGATTTCTTCGCGGTCAGCGAAGGGCAGACGATCACTGCCCGGGTGTTCGTGTCTCACGAGGATTATGCGGGTACCGGCGCGCCGATCCGGTTGCAGGTGGTGCCGTACATCGATGGTGTTGCGCAGTCCCCGGTGGATTTGAATGCGTATGCCCCGCAGGATCAAGATTTGGCGTGGCCCGGTAAGGAGTTGTCGGGGGAGTATCGGGTTCCTGCCGGGGTGACTGGCGTGCAAACCCGGTTCGTCGTCACGGAAGACGCTACTGGCGGCACGTTCTGGTGGGATGACGCCGAGGTCAAGCAGACCGGTGTTATTCAGCAGTCGTGGGTTGAGGGCTTGCCGGAGATTTTGCAAACCTTGTTGGCCCGGGTGCAGTTGACGATTGACACGGTGGTGTCGGCTATCCGCGGCGGCGTGCAGACGGTTGAGAACACGCTGGAGGACCTGTTCGACGCGTTGCGCAACATTTCCCCGGAGTCGATCGCTGGCATGCTGGGTCCGGAGAATCTTCGGGAAACCATCGAGAACATCGTCAACAGCATCGTCGGCGGCCTGGTAGGCCTTCCCGGTGTCGGCGCGGGCATCGCGGACCTGTTCAACGTTCTTCAGGAGATCGCGTCGCGCGCCAGCTTGGGGTTGTTCTCGTGGGATGTTCTCGGCATCAGGACGAACAAGCCGGTAGATAGTGGGTTGTTGCCTTCTGAGCGGTCCAACTTCCCGTTGTCGAACGTCACCACGTGGCTTGAAGCTACGCAGAGCAACTCACTCATCGGCGTTGACCTGATCGAAGAGTCGATGCCCCTGGGCGTGGTGTCGTGGATCGGCTACGGCCTCTCAGGCATCACCGAGTTCTACGTCAACATCTGGAAAGTTGACTTGACGTCGGGCGACTGGACGCTGGTGCACCATTCCCCGAACATCGTGGGGCTTTTGGGTGGCACGGCCGCGCCCGGGGAGTTCATCTCCTACGAGCTGGATGACCCGATCCCTGTGGTGGCTTCCGAGGCGTACGCCTATGAGCTTGTCCCAGTGGGCGGCACGCATTATGTGCGTGGCCGCGTAGCGGACTTGCCGAACCATCCGACGTCGCAGATTGTGTCGCTGGCGGCCACCCGCAACAACACGTCCCCGAACAGCCCGCCGTCTTCGATTGCGAAGGCGTCGGTGACTCGTTCGGGCGATGTGCCGTGGGTGAGTATCGCCGTGGACACGGGTTCCGGCGGTGACCATCACGATCCGTTGAAGATCTATCTGGGCACTGCGGCCACGGTGTTCCCGGTTCCGAACTGGGTTAACTACATCGACCCGGTTGCGGTCGGTGGCGGTGGTGGTGGCGCGCAGGGCTGGGCCTTGGGTATCAACGGTCAGGCAGGCCAGCCCGGTAAGTTCAACGCCACCACATGGGTTCGGGGTGAGCATTTCGGCGACAACGCCATCATCACCCTCGACCCGGGCGCTGGCGGAGTGGGCGGTCCTGGTGACGGCGCCGCCGGCGGTAACACCACGTTGTCTATCTCAACCCCCGGTGGCGACACGTATTCCATTGTCGCCGAGGGCGGCGCGGCAGGTACCGCTGAGGGGTTCCTGTCGAAACCCGTTGGCCGAGGCCCGGGCACGTTCACGTTCAATGGGCAGGACTATGTGGGCGGCGGCGACCAGAAGGTCATGGGCGGCCACGGCGCGCCCGCTGGCGGTGCCGGTAACGGCGGCAAAGGCTCATTGGCGGCCTTCCAGTCCGGCGGAAATGGCGCCCCTGGTGGTGGCTGGCTGTTCTTCCGGCCCGACCCGCTGCCTGATCCCGACCCGGATCTGACGCCCCCGACACCCCCCACGTTGGTGGAGCTGGTCGATTCAACTTTCAGCACTCTCACGATCACGTGGTCTGGAGCAACAGACGTATGACAATCAAAGGGTATTTCGTTTACGCGAAAGAGAAAGACGCTTCAGGCGATTTCGTTCAGTTGAATCCCGACCCGGTGCTGCCGCCGTATGGGACAAACGGTTTGAAGTCGAACACCACCTACGAGTTCTATGTGAAGACGGTGGACAACGCTGGCTGGTTGTCGGACCCGTCGGATACCTACGAGTTCACCACGCCCGCGCACACCGCGGGCGATTTGTTGTCGCCGGAGGACCAGGCGGCGGTGGATCTGATTGTGGAGCAGTCCAGGGCGGAAACCGGCCAACCGGGGGTGATGTTGCAGATCACCGGTCCGCGCGGCAATTACGCGAAAGCGTATGGCACCACCGTGGGCGGCACTGTTCGCCCGTTGACGTTGGATGACCATTTCCGCATGGGTTCCTCCACGAAAATGTTCACGGCCATCGCGTTCTTCCAGGCCGTCGACAAAGGGTTGATTGCCCTGGATGACACTCTGGAACAGTACGTTCCAGGCATTCCCAACGGCACGGCGATCACGATGGGCCACATGCTGTCGATGCGGTCTGGTATCGCGGAGTATACGGCGGGTATCAACGCGCTCTGGATCACGCTGTTTCCGACGTGGCCATGGACGGGCGCGAAGGACTTCCTGGGCTCTATGAAAGGGCCGTCAAATTTCTATCCCGGCACCGACTACCTGTATACGAACTCCAACTTTGCGCTGATCGGGATGGTTCTAGAGATTGTTGACCCGGCCCATCGGCCGATCAAGCAAATCTTCAAAGAAGACATCATAGACCCTCTTGGGCTGACGGAAACGTCATGGCCGCCGATCGGTCCAGTTCCACCCCCAGCGTCGATCGCTGACACGTTCAACCCGAACTTCCTCGACGCTGCCGGCGCGCTGGCGACGAACATCAACGACTACACGAAGTTCGCGGAGGCGTTGCGGGACAACGCGATGGGCCTGTCGCCCGAGTCGTATGACGCGTGGCTGTCAACGTTCTGGAAGCACTCCACGGGGTGGGACCCGTACGCGAACGGGTTCTACATTCCTTCCGAGTATTACTACGGGTACGGGATAGAGTCGTTCGGAACGTGGTTCGGGCATCCGGGACTTTTTTCGGGTGGCTGGTCGTCCACGATTTTCTTTGAGCGGGACTCGGGTGCGACATTCACGCTGCACGAGAACTCGAATACCTCCAACCCCCCGGCCGCGGGCTATACGCGAATTTGGGTGCGGGTGGCGGAGTATCTGTATCCCGGAACGATTACGAATGACCAGAACTGGCCGGTGCCGCCGGAGCCGGTGGATGTTGGGTTTGATGCCGTGTCGGGGGCTGGGGCTGGTGTCGGTAGCGCCACTGTGAACTTCAAGGCCTCCGAGGGGGCCACGGTGTTCGCGGTGGTGGCGTGGGACCGCGCGGGCTCAGCCCCGTCGGCCACGTATGGCGGCGCCGGCGGTGTACTTCTCGGGTCCGTTTCGCACAATGGCGATCCGGCGAATGGGGGCCTGGCGATTTTCCGCATGGAGAACGCAGGCTCCGGCGTTGCTCGCCAGATGAAGGCCACCGGCCCGGGCTGGGTGAGTGCGTATGCCATTTCATTCAACGATGTTGTGTCCGTGGGAACCCCCACGTTCGCGCACGGCAACGGCACCGCGCACAGTCAGCCGGTGACCGTTTCGAGCGGGGTGACGCTGCAGGCGTTCTCGGCCGGGGCCGGGGGGGTGTCGTCGTCCAAGCTGACAACGATTCTGGGGGCGCGCTTGCGCGCGGAGCAGTCGGGGATCGCCCCGCCCCTGTGTGTCAACACAACCACGAGGACGGGGACGGTGAGCGCTACATCGGCGCAGCCGAACAGGTGGGCTGGCATGGCGGTGAACTTGCAGATTGGGGGATGAGCGTGGCTGTTGGCTGGTGGGCTGAGTCCCACGTCTCGTTCGGCGTCACCATCACTCCTGAGGTGGGATTCCGCTACGGCGGTCCGAAACAAGAGTTCGGCGTCACCCTCACCCCCGAGATCGGCATGTCCGCTGTGGCGCACAACCGTGCGAGTTTCGGTTTGTCGGTGCCGGTTTCGCTGGGGATGGGGGCGGCCAGCCACAGCAAGGCGTCGTTCGGTCTGGTGTTCGCGCCGTATATCGCGATGCGTGGTCCGGCGGCGTTCGAGCCGGTGTTTCCGTCCGAGGATTTGTATCCGTCGGTGTCGCTGTTCCCGACGCCGCGCGCGCAGTCTCCCGGTTTCGGGTTGTCGTTCACGCCGAGCCTGGGGTTCGAGGCCGCGCCGAAGTTTGCGCGGTCGTTCGGTATCGAACTGGACCCGCAGGTCGGCATGGGTACCGCACTCGGGTTCACGAAGGGCTTCGGGCTCGAACTGTCCCCGCAGGTTGGAATGTCCGGCGCGGAGCGGTATTACCGCGAGTTCGAGCTGACGTTGACCCCGGAAATCGGTATGGACGCTGTGGGTAATGACGGTGTTGACCCGGTGGCGTTCGACGCGGTAACCATGTCCCAGCAAGCGACGTCGACGTTCTCGTTCAACCACACGGCCACCGCCGGAGCGTCGGTACTGGTGTCACTGGTCGTACAGGGCAGCGACACGATCGCTTCTGTCACCTACGACGGATCAGCGATGACGCTTATCGGCAGCCAGGCTCTAAACAATAACGCTGGCGAAGGTTCTCAACACTTGTATGTCATTCATGGTGTTGCTGGCGGGTCGAAGCAGGTGACGGTCAACAAGCCCACCGGCTTCGGGTGGGTGGGCGCTGTCGCGGCCTCGTATCTGAACGCGACCACTACCGGCACTGTGCAGAAGTCATACGGAAACAGTGGTTCGGCGAGCCTGTCGGCGTCCGCGCCTGGAGACGGTGGCCGGGTAGTCGTTTCGTTCGCCAACATGGGGAACCGGACGTTTACACCCTCTGGCGGAACGAACCGATTCTCGGGTTCGGGCCTGTTCCCGATCCTGACCATCAGCGACGCGACGACGGCCACGAACTTCACGGCGACAAGCTCGTCGGGCACATGGGCCGCCATGGCGGTCCCGCTCAATCCCGTATAACTCGAAAGGAAACAATCATGGGCATTCCCAATGCAACTCACAAGGCAGCGTCGGACGCTGTCGCCGGTCTCGGTGACTGGATCAGTGTGCATACCGGAGCTGCTGGCACCACAGGGGCGAATGAAGCCACGGGTGGTGGATATGCGCGGGAGCAGACGTCGTGGACGTCGGGCTCCACGGGCACCAACACCGGCGACGAGGTTGAAATCTTCGTGGCGGCAGGCACCTACGTGGAGGGCGGCATCTGGTCGGCCAGCTCGTCGGGCACGTTCGTCGGTTCGGAAGCTTTCGACGACGGTGACGTGGAGGTGTCCGGTTCGGGGGCGAGCATCTCCGTGACGCCCCGCATAGTCGCCTGAAATCCTGGATAGGGGAACTGTTTTGAACATCAAAACTGATCATCAGATCGTCGCGTTCGGCAACGACCTGATGGGCTTGTTCGACAACGAGGGAGTCCTGATCACGCAGGGCGCCCGCACCGAAACGGGCTGGAAAGTCACGGCTGATGGCGCGGCCGATGTGGATGTGGAGTCCCGGTCGGACGCGATCACCGCCATGATCGATATGGCGTTGGAAGTGCTTCCGGGTGACGGGTATTCGTGCCTGGTTCCGCGCGGGTTGAGGGACCAGCCCTAGAAGGGGGTTCTCATGGCTTACGACAAGCAGGTTTGGCAGAACTCGCCGTCAACGGAGACGCCGTTGTCGGCTGCGGCGTTGAATCACATGGAGGACGGTATCGCCGATGCCCACGATCTCGCCGAGAGCAAGGCAGATGGCGAGCACACACACGTGCTGGTGGATGTCACGGATGTTGTGGCAACGGCCGATGAGGTGAATTTGCTGTCGGGCGCGACGGTTTCGACCGCGGAGCTGAACGCGCTGGATGGTGTGACCTCGAATGTGCAGTCCCAGTTGGACGGGAAGGCCGCCACGTCGCACGCCCATGCCGCGTCGGACATCACTTCCGGCACGTTGAGTATCGACCGTATTCCTATCGGCAACTCCGGATCGACGGTGTGTGTGGGTAACGATTCCCGCCTGTCGGATCAGCGTGTCCCGGTCGATGGTTCGGTGACGTCGGCGAAGTACGCGTCCGGGTCGATCACCAACGCCCATGTGAGCCCATCGGCGGGGATTGTGGCGTCGAAAATGTCGACGGGTGTACAAGCATCGCTCGGCAAGGCGGATGGGTCGGTGCAGAAGTCCGGCAGCGCAGAGGGCATGTGGATGGGAACCACCCTGCCCGGTACCGGCACGGCGGGTGTGTTGTATGTGGTGGTGCCGTGAAGGTTTGGAACGGCACTGCGTTCGTTGACCCTTCTGCGTTGAAGGTGTGGAACGGGTCAGCGTTCGTGAATCCGGAGTTGTACACGTGGAACGGGACCAGCTTTGACAAGGTGTGGCCGTCGTTCGAACCGTTCAGCATTTCCAGCGAAGACCCCGGCTACGAGGATCTGATCGACGAGCCGGTACCCGAGGGCGCTTCGGGCTGCTGGGTGACCCTGGTCGGCGGCGGCGGTGGCGGCGGTGCCGGATACAAGGGGGCTAGCGGAACATTCCGCCGCGGCGGCTCTGGTGGCGCGGGCGGTGCGAAGATCCCTCGGGTCTGGGTGCCCCGCTCGGCGATGGGATCTACGTACTCCGTCATCCGCGGTCTTGGCGGCGCTGGCGCAGTTCCTGCGGCCTCGTCTGGAACCGGATCAACGCCGGGTGACGGCGGTAACTCTTCGTTCATCACTGGCTCTGTCGCCTTGGTCGCGGGCGGTGGCGATAACGGGACAAGCGCGGGAAGCGGGGGCTCTAACTGGGCCGGTGGGGGCACAGGAAGCGAGCCCAGCGCCGTTTCAGGTGTCACCGGCGCATCAGTCATTGAGGGGTCAGCGGGCGGCGACGGTGGTAACAGTTCCAAATCCCCCTTGGCTGGTGTCGACAACCCGAACGGGGCCGGTGCCGGTGGTGGCGGCGGAGGTAACTACACCGACTCGCAGTCTGCCCGTAACGGTGCCCGTGGCGGTAACTCCACTCACGGTACCGGCGCAACCGGCGGCAACGGTGACGGTGATACCACCTTTAACGGCGCGAGTGCGGTCGATCAGACAGGCGGGAATCCCGGCGCGGGCGGTGGTGGTGCCCGCGGCCTGGGCAACGGCGGCAACGGCGGTAAGTACGGCGGCGGCGGCGGTGGTGGGGGGCGGCGTGTCGTCCACGTCCAGCGGGGGCGCTGGCGGCGCTGGAGGTGACGGCTACGTCCTGATCGAGTGGGAATAACTCGCTAACGGTTCGGGTCACCAGCAGCGCGGAGTTGATACACACGCTGCTTGGAAATCTTCAGGGCGCGGCCAATGTCATGCCACGTGATGCCGTGGACAGTCATCGCCTCATAGACGAGGGCAGCCAGTTCGGCATCAAGCTCGGCGATAGTCGCTGCGCGCTTCTGCCGGTTGGCGATCATGCGGTCGATGATTGTCACATCTAGGAGTGTATCTCAAAGAAACACTTGTGCACGTGGTCAAACGCGGTTAGACTCGCGTTCATCAACTTGAGACACCGCCCGGCGGGGCGATAGGCCTGAGAAACCAACCCCGCCGGACGGCCCACCCCCAACAGGAGGCCCACCAATGCTACGCACCACCACCGCAACCATCACAGCCGCCCTCGCCCTCGCACTCCTCACCCCCGCAGTCGCAGACGCCGCACCCAAACACTGCGACAACCACGGCACCGGACACGGCAAAATCTACAAGCACGCATGCGCCACCGGCAGCGGCGGCGCAGGAGCCGACTGGACATACGCCACCCACGCCGACGGCACACCCAAGATGGACGGCACCAAACACATCTACAAGTGCGTGCGCCACTGCGGCGGCGGCCGCCACCACGTCGAAACCACCGACACCTGGTGACCCGCCATGAAGATCCACGTTCAATCCCGCGGCCCCGCCGGCTGGAACGCAACAGTCCTCTTCACCACAGGAACCGTCCTGACTGTCGCTGACGACCAAGGTCGCAGGCACCTGATCGACACGTCCCGCGTCACGGTCAGGAGGCTGCCGTGACCAAGCCCATTGTGAAACGCATAGCCGGGGCTCTCGGAACCGGACTCCTCGGAGGCATCGCACTCACCAGTGTCCTGTCCTGGATGTTCGCCACAGGCAACCCCGCCATCGACTTCTTCATCGAACGCGACACCCTGTTCTACTTCTAAACCCACCCCAGAAAAAGCCCCGCCACCCACTTGGTGCGCGGGGTTTTTCTATGCCCCGAAAGGAACCCCGGACATGGACCGTCTCGGAATCATCCTGCTCAAACTGTTCGGACCACTCGCCGACAGGATCGCCGACCGAATCGCCGACAGGATCACCGAGAACCTGCCCGACCTGTCCAACTTGGACGACCAGATCGTCGCGAAACTCCCCGACCTGACCAACCTGCCAGCGCAAGTCGTGGACATCATCGACGGCGCGCTGCGCTCCATCCCCGTCCTCGGCGGAATCCTCGGGAGCAAACGGTGACCACGAAAGATCAAGTCGCCCAAATCACCATCGCCGAAGCCAAGGCGCGCGGCTACACCCGCAGCGAATGCCTGGCGATCATGTCCACCTTCTACCAAGAGTCCGGCTGGAACGACACCATCTGGGATCCCACCCACACCACCTACGGCATTGCCCAGCAGGACGGCTCCTACCCACACCGCTTCGACGGTGCCGCAGCCCAAATCAAAGGCTTCTTCGACAAGCTCGACGTGTGGCGCGCCAAACCCGGTGCCAGCACCGATATATGGCTGAACATCTGCTGGATGCAGCAGGCCCCCAACTGGCCCAGCGCTGACTACTGGTACGCCAACGGTCGCCGCGCCTACCTCACCGAAATCAAGTCACGCATCGCCACCGTCACCCCATACCTCGACAAGTACTGGCCCGCCGATGGAGGTACCGCCGTGCCCGACGAACCACGCCCCGACTTCAACGAGTTCGCCCTGTGGTCTAGCAACAGCAGTGCCCGCAGCGGCAAGCCCACTATGTTCCTGATCCACACCCAGGAAGGCGGCGGTGGGGACGCAGCTGCCGAGAACCTGGCGAAGTGGTTCCAGAACGGCAACGGCGTCTCGTACCACTACACGATCTCCCAGGCGTCCGATGGTGGTGTGACGGTGGTCGATTGCGTCGACACCGACCGCGCCGCCTGGTCTGTGGGCAACGCCAACAGCATCAGCATCAACCTGTGCTTCGCGGGGTCGCGAGCATCCTGGTCGCGGGATCAGTGGATGAAGCAGTCCAACGCGATCGACGTCGCAGCATACCTCGCGGTGCAGGACGCGAAGAAGTACGGCTTCGAACCACTCGTGGTTCCCCCGCCGTACGTGAATGGCCGCCCAGGCATCTCGGACCACCGGTGGGTGACCGACGTGTTCAAGTGGGGCACCCACACCGATGTTGGTGACTGGTTCCCGTGGGACTACTTCACCGAACGCGTCAACCACTGGGCCAACGGTGGCAAGACCGAACCTGAACCGCCGAAGGTGAAACGCTTCCCCGACGACTGGACCGACCGCGAAATCCTCATCGAGGTTCTACGCCAGCTCCGCGGCTACAACCTCGATGGCTGGCCCCAGCTCGGCGGCAAGTCCCTCGTCGACGCCGTCGCCGAAATCCGAAATGTCGTCTGCGACAAGTAGAATCGACGTGACGGGGCCGGGTGCGCGCCAACGCATCCCGACCCCTAACCCCATCACTGGACTAAGCAGAGAGGGGCTAGCAGTGGATGCTACCCACGAAGAATGGCGCCCGGTAGTCGGGTTCGAAGGCCTCTACGAAGTAAGCAACATAGGCCGCGTCCGGTCCCTGGATCATTTCGCACGCGGGCGCAGTGGCAGCAAGCGACTGATACGCGGCCGGGTACTTCGTCCGGCGCCACGCACATCAGGGCATCTGACCGTTGCGCTTGGCCGCAACGGTGGCAGTAAAGATGTCCACACCCTTGTGGCTACGGCCTTCATCGGTCCGCGCCCTGAAGGCATGGAGTGCTGTCACCAGGACGGCGATCCGACGAACAACCGCGTCGAGAATCTCCGATGGGATACCCGGTCGGCCAACCGTCTGGACTCAGTCCGGCACGGAACTCATCAGGCCGTCAAAAAGACCCACTGCAAACACGGGCACGAGTTCACGCCCGAGAACACCTTGGTTCAGCGCGGAAAGCATCGCCGATGCCGGGAATGTCACCGATTGGATTCGCGCAGAAGGGTTACCCAAGATGGAGATAGACGGAGCCTGGGTAGGAATCGGATTAGGCGATGCCAGTGAGGAAGTCGGCAAGATCCGTGACTTTGGCAGGCGGAAGTTCTCGTACTGGAGAGAGTTACCCGATACCCGCGACGCGCAGGGGTTGCCACTATTTGACGAGGCGATGACCGCTGCGGTTTCCGAGATGCAAGCCAGATATAGCGCTGCCGGACAGTTGCGCCCGGGGTTGTACATCCCGGGGATTGTAGGGGCCGAAACCAAGTACGTCATGGGCTACCTACCGCGCCCCGTCGTGGATACCCGGCCCGTGCTGATCACCGTGTGCGGCACCGGTGTGCCCTGGTGGATCGGCCCCGACGCCGACACCGCCCGCGCCGTCGAAGACAAATACCTGTGGCAACCCATCGGCTACCCAGCAGCACCATTCCCGATGGGCAAATCCATCACCGCAGGAATCACCGAGGCGCACAATCAGGCCAACCGGTGGCGCGAACGCATCGAAACCCACGGGACCGCACTGGCGGGCTATTCGCAAGGCGCGGTGGTCCTCTCGGAGCTGTGGATGAACCACATCGCACCCGAAGACGGCTCCCTGCGATGGATGAAACCCCATGTGCGTAAAGCGGTCACGTGGGGCAACCCGAACCGCGAACTCGGACACGTGTGGGCTGATCACGGCGGCTCCCCAATGGCCCCATCCAACACCCAGGGCGTGTCCTCCAACGGCATGCGCAACACCCCCGACTGGTGGCGCGACTACGCCCACCAAGGCGACCTGTACGCCTGCACCGAACCCGGCGACACACAAGAGGTCCGAAACGCCATCTGGCAGATCGTGCGCGACCTCGACCTGTTCACCGGCCCCGATTCACTGCTGGCCCAAGTGATCGAACTCGCGCAAGCCCCGCTGCCGGAAACGATCGCGATCACCCGGGCGATCCTCGACGCCGGCATGTTCTTCGCGAAACGCACTGGCCCGCACGTGGACTACAACCCCCAGCCCGCCATCGACTACCTACGCACATAGGAGGCAACCATGCTGACACGTTCATTCTGGATCGACGCCGCCGAGCGGGCCATACGCACATTCGCCCAAACCGCGATCGCCACCCTCGGCGCCGGGGCAGTCGACCTGATGACCACCGACTGGATATCGGTGCTGTCCGTGTCCGGCGGCGCGGCCGTCGTATCACTGCTGATGTCGATCGGCGCCGAACGCCGCGGAAACCCCGGAACGGCGTCTGCCACTAGAGCGGTCACCGCCGCATGATCTGGGAATCGGTGCGCGAAGCGGTGAACGCGGCGTACCAGCCTGACGACGGTATCGACCTGATAGGACTGCTCATCATCGGACTGCCCTCCACCATCGCCGCCATCGGAACAGGGATCGTCGGCGTACTCACCGTTCGGGGGCAGCGCAAAGGCCGGGAGCGCGCACGCCAGATCGACGCGAAAACCGATGAGATTCACGAGCAGACCGTCAACACCCACGACACCAACATGCGTGACGACCTCGACGAGATACGCGATCTGGTGCGCGACGGCTTCAAACAGATCCAACGCGACATCGGCGGACTGCGGGAGGAGCTGCGAACCGAACGACTGGAACGAATCGAAGGCGACAAACGCCGCGACCGGTAACCACCAGGAAAGAAGGGCGCACGAATGTCACTACTGGCCGATCTCGCGGGCCTGCAACCCCGCACATGCCCCGCATGCGACTGGGCGGGCACCCGGTCGAAACAGGAACGCGCAGAGATAAACACGGCGGTGGAGTCCGCCAAACGCGGCGAGGTTCAGTTCACCGACGTGCTGCGAGTACTCATCAAACACGGCATGCCCGACATGAATCCGCAATCGTGGCGGCACCACGCGAGGAACCATCATGTCCCTGACTAGCGACCTACGTCAGGTCCGCATATCCGAGGGTGTGCGCAACAAGATTCTGATCCTCGACGTCGAACGGCTCCCCGGCATCACCGAACAGTACTGGTGGGACAGGGGCGACCTGAAGAACCGGTATGTGCAGTACGAGACGGTGACCCGAATGCCGCGCACCACGATCGTGTGCGCCAAGTGGTACCACGACGCCGAGGTCATTCAACTCGCGGAATGGGACAGTGGTGGCCGCAAACGGTTCCTGCGGCGCGTGCATAATCTGCTGTCGCAGGCTGACATTGTTGTCGGGCACTACATCGACGAGGCGGATGTGCCGTGGCTGAAAGGCGACCTGCACATCGAGGCTGGGTTGCCGCCGCTGCCGCCGTTCAAAACGGTGGACACGCTGAAGGTGTTGCGCCGTGAGTTCAAATCCGGGGCGCCGTTCAAAGGGTTGGATGCGTTCTGCCAGATCGTCGGGCTGTCTGCGAAAACTGATCGCTACGACCGGTTTGCGATGGAACGCGCCGTGACGGAGAAGAGCGCCGTGGACCGGGAACGTCTCATCGCCTACTGTGTTGGTGACGTCATTGCCACGCAGGGGTTGTACGACTTCCTGAGGCCGCACATCAAGAATCATCCGGCGCTGTTTGTGGACGGCGAGGACAAGCTGACGGTGTGTAACCGGTGCGGCAGTGAAACCGTGTTGATTCCGCGCCGATATGTGGCGAACGTGCTGACCTACACGATGCGCCGCTGCACCAGCTGCGGCGCGCATTCGCGGTTGTCCATTGAGCCTGAGCGCATGAGCGTTGTGCGGGGGGTGTGACGTGAATATTCGTGTGTGTACGTTCCTCGATCACGGTGTGACGGTGGGATTCCTGTGGGACGCGATCAAGGCGTGGGTTCGTCGTGATGTCTGATCCTGTTCGCGGCGCGATCCAAGCCAGCCTGGACGCGATGGGCGACGGTTGGCAGGTGGCCCACTATGTGGTGGTCGTCGGGTTGGAACGCATCGACGGCGAGAGCATGGACTTGGGTGCTACGACTGTGATCACACCTATAGGTCAGGCGGGGTATGTCACCGATGGTTTGGTGAACCGTTATTGGGATGAGTCGTCTGGTGAGTGATCCGCAGTTGGAGTTGTGGCGGTCGGTGTGGCTGGCGGTCGTGGCGGGGATGATCGTCGCGCTGCTGGTTTACGTCCTGGCTTAATCTTCGGATTGTGAAGCAGCCGCCCCCTTGCACACTCCAGTGCAAAGGGGGCGGCTTTCTTCATGTCTACAGTCAGTTCACAATGAGCGCGCGGCCGGGAGAGCTCAGTCTTGGCCATGGATGAATGGTACGGCGACGGAGGGGTTCAGGTGGACCGTGTTGTCCGTGTTGTCACTGACAACACGGCTCCAGGTTTTCCCAGGTCGCTACAGGTCTAAAAAGGTCGGAACAGAACCACACGGGTGTTTTTTCGCAGGTAAACGCCCATTTCCCCACGATACGAAGGGGTTCGAATCCCCTTAGCTCCACGTTTGACCAGGGAAAACAGAATCTGACAGCACCGATGACATCACAACGGATAGAATCCGGGTATGGCATCAGTCCGTGAGCGGGTCCGCAAAGACGGAACCACCGCCTACCTGGTCTCCTACCGGTTCGGCGGCAGAGGAAGCGCACAAGGCGCACTCACCTTCGACAATCGCAAAGCAGCAGACGCCTTCGCCGCCGCCGTCGACGCCCACGGTGCTGCACGCGCCCTGGAGATGCACGGCATCAACCCCGCACCGCGAGGAACCAAGTCCGAGCTGACCGTCGCCGAATGGATCCGGCACCACATCGACCACCTCACCGGCGTCGAGCAGTACACGATCGACAAGTACGAGCAGTACCTCGCCAACGACATCAAACCGAACCTCGGCGACATCCCCTTGTCGAAGCTCTCCGAAGAGGACATCGCCCGCTGGGTGAAGGTCATGGAAACCACCGGCGGCCGCGACGGCAACGGGCACGCCCCGAAAACTCTCCGCAACAAATACGGGTTCCTATCGGGGGCACTGAACGCCGCCGTCCCCCGATACTTGTCCACCAACCCTGCGTCGGGCCGCCGCCTTCCCCGTGGGAACGCTGAGGACGACGACGAGATCCGCATGCTCACCCACGCCGAGTTCGACCGGCTCCGCGACGCGGTGACACCTCACTGGAAGCTGATGGTTCAGTTCATGGTGTCGACCGGTTTGCGGTGGGGTGAGGTATCGGCCCTGCAGCCCAGGCATGTGGATTTGGAGACGTCCACGATCAGGGTGCGGCAGGCGTGGAAGTACTCGTCGGCCGGGTATGTGTTGGGGCCGCCGAAGACGAAACGGTCCCGCCGCACGGTGGATGTGCCGGCCAGGTTGTTGGAGCGGCTGGACTTGTCGAACGAGTTTGTTTTCGTCAATACCGATGGTGGACCAGTCCGGTATCCGGGGTTTCTGCGCAGGGTGTGGAATCCGGCTGTGGAGAAGGCTGGTCTGGTGCCGCGGCCGACTCCGCATGATCTGCGGCACACGTATGCGTCGTGGCAGCTAACGGGCGGGACACCGGTGACGATTGTGTCTCGCCAGCTGGGTCATGAGTCGATTCAGATCACGGTGGACACGTATACGGATGTGGATCGGACGAGTTCGCGGGTGGCGGCGGAGTTTATGGACGGATTGTTGGGGGACTTTTAAGACCCAGATGCGCCCTACCAGGGGATCTAGATCCTGGTAGGGCGCCTTTTTGTGTTTGCGGACCTCACTCGGTCATAGTCCAGGCTCCGCAGCCGCTTGTGCGGAACATGATGCGGTGGTCGCCGTTGATGGTGCCGGTCCACGACGCAACACCGTCGGGTTGGATGTTCGCGCGGACGGTGCCGGATGATGCTTCACCTTCGCGGAGTGTTTCGCCGCCGCGATACTCGGAGACGCTGACGATGGCCCAGGTGCAGCCGGGGGAGTCGGGTGGGATGGTGGCGGTGTAGGTGCCCCAGTCGTATCCGTCTGCGCCGCCCATGTTGTGGTAGCCGTCGCCGGGGATGGTCCGATACGGGTTCACGCGCGCTGTGGTGGTGGTTGACGTTGTGGCGGCTTGCGTTGTGGCGTCGTCGTCCTTGTCGCCACGGGCGGAGACGAGGGCGACAAGGACGAGGACGCCGAGCGCGGCGGCCATCACTTTTCCCAGCGAGACTGCGGCGTTGTTGTTGTTCATGGAGCGCTTTCTGGTGAGGGGCTGGCAAACGTGACGCACTGTCGGTTATCTAATCGTAATATTCCCATTTGTGGGCTTCGTGTGTCGATCTTGGCAACGATCCGTTAGCGTCTACGCATCCGGTTGCGAGGGGTGGCCGGTGTTGTTCATTTCGGTAGGTGCAGCCCATGTTTGATGACGATCTCGACACTCTGCTGGCGCGGATTTTGAACGCGATGGATGAGTGCCCGCCAACAATGTGGTCGCTGGACCGGGCGCGCCTAGTCCTTGCGGCGTTGACGCGCCCGGACGCTCCTGGCGACGTGGGCGTGGATCGCAGGGCCTGTTTCGCTGGCCCTAGGCTGGCGCGGTTGCGGCGGTTCACCGGGCCTGGCGCCTAAGGCTTCCTCCTGGTCTTGATGCGTTTCGCGCGGTGTTCGCGTCGTCTGCGCAGTTTCCATGACATTTCGTACCTCCTGTAATCGTCGCCGGACTTCGGCGAGAAGTTCGTCATCTGAGTAGCGGCCTATCGCTGGCTCAGGTGGCGGCGGCGGAATATCTGACTGCTGAAATCCGGCTATCGCCAGGGCTTCGGTCACATCCCATTCGACGGCTCGGGCAGCGGCGGCCACGGTGGCTGCGGTTGTTCCGATTGGGATCAGTGTGCCTTTGTTGATCTGCCATCCCGTCTCCAACTGCTTCCACCGTCCTGCGCTGACGGCTGGTTTGTCGCCGCCTGGTGGCGTTGTGCGCCGCGATGCTTCGCGCTGAGATAGCCCAGCGCGTTCTCTGTGCCGCTTGAGTTCCGGCCCGAATGGCCAGTCTTCGCGGTGTTCCTTGTTCTCGTTCACGCCTACATGTTCGCGTGCAAACAGGTGCAAAGTCCACTGCTTGCACCGCACCGATTCTTTGCAGTTACGCGCATGTAACTTTCGAACATCGCAGGTCAATGCGTTGTTGGCGCGAACTCATCGCGAACTGTTGCAGTTTGCACTTGTTCGCAGTACAGTTGGCGGCATGGTCAAACAGTCCTACGGGGTGTGGCAGGAACTCCGGGTCATCCGTGAGCGCACAGGTTGGTCATCCGCCGAGCTGTCCCGCGAAAGCGGAGTTTCCGCCCCTTACCTCTCCCAGCTTGAGAACGGCGACCGATGGCCGAACGCCACCGTCACCAAGAAGCTCGCCGTCGCGCTCAAGGTTCCCGTCTCCGTATTAGAGCGGCCAGCCGAGCAGAAAAACCCCGCCGCATAAAAAAGCCCTCACCTGTGTGCAGCAGGTGAGGGCAGAGACAACGAGGAGAAGCTCGAATGTCTGAACTCAATCGTATCAACCGAGGGGTCTGCCCGACTCCAAGGAAGAAGCAGTACCGGTCACAGGCCGAAGCGAATCGGTTCATCTTCTACTCGGATCCTCAGCGTCTGATCAAAAAGTCACACGGCGGCGTGACCGTCGGGCTAGGGAACTACGACGGAACTGACCTGGCCTACCTCAATGTTGCCGGTTACCGAAATGACGCCGATGTCCTTCTCGCCGCTGATGAACTCACGGACCTGATCGACCAGCTCACCATCATCCGAAACGCGATGAAGCCATGACTTTTCATTCGAAGCCGAGGCCGAAGGTGCAGCACTTCCCGAAACCGAAGAAACCACTGTTTGTGTCGAAACCAAAGAAACCACTGTTTGTGTCGAAACCGAAAGGGGGAGCGAGATGATCGAGGCGTACCCCGTGGAGCAGGTGGCAGACAAGTACCTGCCTCACATGAAGGACCGGGTTCGGTGGATGAAGCGCCGACTCAAGAAGGGCGAGATTCCGGGGAAGCAGCTGTCGCGGAGTGTGTGGGTGATGACGGACGCCCATATTGAGCAGTGGCTTTCGGGTGGCCCGTCTGTAGCCCATCAGGAGCCGGTTGAACCGGTGTCGTTGGCGGACGGGTTGTCGGCCCGGTCGCGGCGGAGGCTGGCTTCGTGAGTACGTCTGCTCCTAAGCATCGGAGTGTGTGCCAACTGTCGGGTGAAGTTACTCGTCCGTCTGGGGTGTGGAAAGCGTTGGCGGAGTTCGACGCCAGGCAGATGAAGGAAGCGGCGGAGCTGGATGCGTTGCGTGAGGAAAACGCGCGGCTGCGGTGCCGGCTGCAGGAACTGGGGGAGACAGCATGACAACAGTAGGAAGTGCTCGGAAGAGTGTTGACGACGCCCATATCGGGGCTGTGGTGCGCGCTTTACGTGGAGAGTTGGGCATGTCCCAGTCGGATCTGATCAAGGTTCTACACGCGCTGGGTTTGATGTGGCATCAGACCACCCTGTGCCGACTGGAGAGCGGGGAGCGCGCTCTCCGGGCAAGTGAGGTGGTGGTTCTGGCTGGGGCTTTGTCCACAACCCCGTCTGATCTTCTTGGTGTGGATCAGGACTTGGCGGTGACGGCGAAGCGTGTGCGACTGAAGATTGAGCGGGAGAAGCTTCAGGCATTAGCTGATTCCGTTCACCGGCTGGAACGCGAACTGGAGGAGTTGGATCGGTGAATCTTGTTGAGCGTTTGAATGCCAGGTTTAACAACGTGATTCATGACGGACTCGCCTTGGTGGGTGCTGTGGTGGATCCGTGGCTGGCCAAGCTTGAGCGTCAGGCCATGAGCAATGCGTTGGGGCGGGATATCAGCCTGGACTACGGGGATGTTAGGAACACAGGACTAATGAACCTGAAGACAGCACGAGCCGCGATCGAAGCGATCCTCGCCGCTATCCCCGATGAAGAGTTGCCTTCGTTCGACCGTATGGAGCACGGAGCCGACGGACGAGTAACCGCCTGGTATGGGGACACTGGCCAGATCCTGGGAAGCGCTACCCGTGGTGGCATCCGTAATTCCGAGGTGTACCGGACCGGGGCGTCGTGGAGCGCCATTGAAGGCGAGATGGCCTACCGGGCCGACAAGAAGCTTCTGGAGAACAACGACGAGCCTGCTGGCTTGTTCTGAGCTAGGCGGGCCGCCGCCCCATTGCGCGGGACGACGGCCCTAACACCGGAAACAACACAACCAAAGAAAGGGCGCTTCCGATGCTAACCCCAGATTCTAAACCCGCATGGTGGGACCACCACCAAACAAACTGGTCCGACCTACCCGTCACCACCAACCCACCCATGGCTGACCTCGACCTATTGAAGGAACTGGAGGACCTGGCGGAGCTGGTGTTGATCCACGCCGAGAGTGTGTCGTGGTTCCGCCCGTTCCTGCCACCGGTGCACTGGGAGAACGAGCCGACGATCTGGGAGCAGATGAACGGCGACGCTGTTGTCGGGCTTCTGCACGACTACCTCACGACAGGAGAAGCAGCATGAGGCGCAGTGAGAAGAACTGGCGGTATTGGTGGACGATGCCGCTGCTGATCGCCGCCGGCATCATCGGCCCCGGTTTGGCCGCACCCGAAGCGAAAGCAGATATCACGTCCGACGCGTTCGTGATGGCACTCGACTCCGAAGGCATCACTTACAGCTCCAAACCTGCCGTCATCAACGCCGGAAAAGCCATCTGCAACATCCTCGACACCGGCGCCACCATGTACGAAGCATCAATCCTCGTACACGACAACTCCAACCTGAACCTCTACGACGCAGGTTATTTCGTGGGTGCCGCAACCGCATCATTCTGCCCTGAACACCTGAGCGGAACTGGGTGGGCGTGATGGCGAACTCCCCGTTCATTCAGTTGGCAGAAGTCCACACCAGCGACTGGCGTTCCCGCGCTATCTGCACCCACGAGGACGGCGATATCTGGTTCCTCAACGAATCCGGCCACTACACCGCCGACCCCGCCCGCCGCATCTGCTGGACCTGCCCCGTTCAAGCGCCATGCCTCAAATTCGCGTTGCAACACAACGAGGCCGGCGTGTGGGGCGGCTTCTCAGAGAAGGAACGTGCCCGCATCAAGCGTGGCGAGCTGGCACCGGTGAAACCGGCACGGTTCACCGAGAAGGAATGCTTGCAGTGCGGTGAGGTGTTCGAGCCGGTCACCCGCAGGGCAAGGTTCTGCTCGCAGAAATGCAAGAAGCGCGCCGCGAATGCGTTGCGGTCACAACCATCCCTGAAGATCTGCACGCAGTGCGGCGGCGAGTTTATGGGGACGTATGCGAAGACCTGCTCGAATGAATGCCGACGGGCGCAGAGGTGGGGCGCGTGAGCATCGACTGGTTCGCCGTGGAATGCGCCGTGAACGGAACTCCCATGCGGCTTAACACCGAAGAGCGCCGAATGCTGGTGCGGCGGCGCCCGAAACTCCCCGAAGTGGAGTTGGCGCGCAGGGCGCACTGCACGGTCCGCACCATCGAACGGGACAGGGCTGAACTGCCTGCAGCAAAGTTGCAATCCTGCCCGGTGTGCGGGGAGGACGCGTGGGTCACTACCGATGGCAACATGGAAGCCCACCCAGACAGGCTGTTTCAGGAATGCCCACTGTCGGAGACGGATTGGGAATCCCGTATCGCTGCAACAGTCATCTGGTTGTCTCGGCGTATCCGTAGCGGTGACTCCCTGCCCGTGTGGGCCTATCTGACAAGCCTCCCGGAAACCGAACGCACTCAACTGTTGATGGCTGCACTTGCCGGTGTGCCAGATGTTGAGGACCCGTTCGCGTGGATCACAGAACTGGAGTCCGTTGCATGACCCTGCTCGATCTGTCGTTCATGCTCGCCGCAGCGGTGGAGGACAAGCATGCGTGGCGTGACCTGGCACGGTGCGCCGAAGTGGACCCCGAAGTGTTTTTCCCCGAGAAGGGTAGAAGCGCGAAGCCAGCCAAACGGATCTGCAGCCGGTGCGAGGTTCGGGTCGAATGCTTGGAGTTCGCGTTGGCGAACCGCGAGAACTACGGGGTGTTCGGGGGGTTGTCGGAGAAGGAACGGCGGCCTCTGCTCAAAGCGATCGGTGAGGATCAGGTGGCATGAGCAATGGGAACAGGCTCACCCCCGAGCAGGTGCAGACGATCCTGTTGATGACTCGTGAGGGGTGTTCCGCCAAGCATATTGGGGAAGTTGTGGGTTGTTCGGCTCGGACGGTGGTTCGGGTTCGGGCGGCTGGTGATGCCCGTTTGGCGTCGCCGGATCAGTTTGTGCCGTTGACGCAGGAACAGAAGGACTTCGCTCGGTATCTGCTTGATGACGGCGCACCCTATAACGAGGTTGCCCGCACGTTGGGGGTGAGCCGGACAACGGTCGAAAAGTATTTCCCTGGTTACGGGTGGTCGAAGAAGCAGGCTGCCGAGTTCAGATCTCTGGTCAAGAAGTTCCGCTGGTTGGAGGCGTCGTGATGTGCGTGTGCGGCCATAACCGGTCCCGTCACCGCTACCAGTGGGACAAGTTCCGGGGACGGTGGGACACCGGTTGCGACGCCACCAACTACCACGGCCCAGCCGGGCATGAACGCTGCCACTGCTCCAAATACCAAGACAAGGACGAAAACTGATGGTTGTTGATACACGGGTGATTACCGCGAGGGACGACGCGAAAGCCGGTGCGGCTGCGCTGGATGACGCGCGGTGCGCTTTGCACGAGCTGTTGAACGAGGGACCGCCTTTGCAGTTCCTGGACCGCGAAGCGCTGGAGTTGAACCTGGATGTGGTGAACAAAGCGTTGTCTCGGGTTGATGCGGTTATCGGGTCGTTGGACCGGCTGGCGGACAGGTGGACAGCATGAGTAGCGAAGTCCAGACCCTCACGTGGGAGTGGTTCACCGGTTTTGTTGGCCCCGGTAGGTGGCGTGCGGTACTCCCCGGTGATCGGCGCAACGCGTGGATCAATCCGTCCGATGTGGCGGGTGATTTCCGTTGGTCTGTTGAGGACAACACGTGTGCGCGGGTTTTGTCGTGGGGGTATGAGGAAACGTTGGACGCCGCGATGGCCGCTGCCGCTGCTGCTGCTGCGGAGGTGACCGAATGAGGAAGGCTGCGCGATGAGCGAACCTGATGTGGAAGGACTTGCGAAGCTCCGGGAACCTTTCCCGCCGAATCAGATCGGGAAACTCCCCAAGGGCGGCATCACTCTCGACTTCCTTGGCCATGGTTATCTCACCGCCCGATTCCTGGACGTGGACCCACTGTGGACGTGGGAGCCGTTCGCGGTAGGGGATAACGGGCTACCCCTGCTGGATGAGCATGGTGGGCTGTGGATCCGACTCACCCTGTGCGGTGTGACCCGCATCGGCTACGGCGACGCTGGCGGGAAGAAAGGCCCCAACGCCGTCAAAGAAGCGATCGGCGACGCACTCAGGAACGCGGGCATGCGGTTCGGTGCGGCTCTCGACTTGTGGTGCAAGGGAGACCCGGACGCCCCGGCACCGCCGGATCCTGCGGTGGCTGAACGCAACGCTCTGCTCCACGAGCTGGGAGATGCATGCGCAGCTCTGACGCTCGATGAGAAGACGGTGGCTGCCCAGTTCTACGGCAAGTACAAGGTGACGGCGAGGAACGCGAAACCTGCCCAGTTGCGGGAGTTCATTGACGACCTCATGGAGAACGGTGCCTCCGCATGAGCCGCAGGTATACGGGGTTCTCCCCGGAAACCAAGGAACTGATCTGGACCCGCGCCCAAGGGCGGTGTGAACGCTGCAACGAGTATGCCTCAGACGCTACTGCACACCATCGCAGGCCCCGTGGTCTTGGCGGATCTCGCCGCGATGACACCAATCTGGCGTCCAACGGGCTGTGGGCTTGCGGTTCCTGTCATCGTTGGGCGGAGTCCTATCGGACGCAAGCTTTCGCTGACGGGTGGCTTGTTCGTCAATCCCAGTCCCCTATCACTGTTCCCGTCCTCTACAGGGGCAACTGGGTGTTGCTCGACGACGACGGGTTTGTTTACCGAATCCCTAACCCTGTGGAGGCAGCCCAATGATGGCAGGTCCCATGATCACCGTTGTCTGCGCGGAATGCAGCCGCACCAAAGGCTGCCCCATCACCGCCGAATTCCCCACTACAGAACAAGCGCAGGCATTCATCCGTCGGCACCACGCCTTTGCCGACCACCGTGCACACATCCCAGAAGAGGCCGCCAAGTGACCGACTGTCTTTTGTGTGACCATCCCAGGTCTTCTCATGCCACCCGGTGCCGGGTCCGCATGGGTGTCAACCGGGACGACATGAACACCTACACGATCTGTTTGTGCCCCGGATTCGAAGGCGCAGAAGAGGAGAACGACCATCTTGCCTGACGTGCCCATTGGGTTCACGGGAACCCGTGACGCGATGCCGCATGTTCGACGACCAGAAGGAGATGACCCTGCTATGAACGCATCTGAGGATGGCCTCGAACCGCTCGGCGAGGCACCGGACATCACCAGCACCGCGAACTACCGGCCACGCGCCCGCCGCCGCGCCGGTTCCCTCGACGACCGCCAGGTCGAGATCATCGACACCACTGAAACGGTGCTCGCCGTCGTGGTCTACCCAGACGGACGTACGCGATTCCGCACCGATCAACCGTTGTCGTGGGTCGCCGAAACACTGCAGATCCTCACCGATTCAGTGCGCGCAAGGGCGAACGAGGTAGGCGCATGACCGTGACGTACGAACAGATGCTCGCCGACCTGCGGGCCGCCAAACAGCGCGAGACCGAGTCCGCACGCAAACGCCTCACGTTGTTCGCGCTCGAATCCGTCGCCACAGATGGGTTCCCTCGGGTGTCTGCGTACACAGTCGACGCTCTAGTCGGCCGCGGCCTGATCGAACCCGTACCGGGAGACAAGACGCCGCGCTATCAGCTCACCGCTGAGGGTCGGATCATGCTGCACGCCAACCCGGCCGAGTCCGAGCCGGGAGACGAACTCGTGCTGTTCGGAGGTCTGTGATGCAGGTCGGCGAGGTGTTCACCCGCAGCGACATCGAGACCCAGCCGTGCGTGCACTGCGGCGCCCCGGCCGTCGCTCTCGATGACCCCCGGGCAATGCACTTCGAGGTCGCCGACAACGGTGCCCGCACCGCGTGGCCGGAGTGCTTCACCGTCGTGCGTGGGCGGCGCGGTGATCGACGCAAGACTCTCGGCACGACTGCGGAGGTCGCGGCATGACTGTGGAGCGCATGACCGATTGCATGTCATACACCGAGTTCGTGGCGGCGAAGGCCAGGTTCGACAACACCTATGGCCATCAGGTTGACCCGGGCGAGATTCACTCGATGTTGTTGCCGCACCAGCGCGATCTGGTGCGCTGGGCGGTCGCCGGGGGTAGGCGCGCGATCTTCGCGGCGTTCGGCCTGGGCAAGACCGTGATGCAGCTGGAGATCGTGCGCCTGTCGCTAGCCAAGCATGGCGGTGGGCGAGGCTTGATCGTGATGCCGCTGGGCGTGCGGATCGAGTTCGCCCACGACGCCCAAATGCTAGGCATCGAAACCCGGTTCGTTCGCCGCACAGAAGAAGTCGGCGGTGACGGAATCTATCTCACCAACTATGAGAGTGTCCGCGACGGAAAGTTGGACCCGACACTGTTCACGGCCGTCTCACTCGACGAGGCGAGCGTGCTGCGCTCGTTCGGGTCCAAGACCTACCAGTCGTTCCTCGAGCTGTTCGACGGGGTGCCCTACCGGTACGTCGCCACCGCCACACCCTCGCCGAACCGGTACAAGGAGCTGATCCACTACGCGGGCTATCTCGGGGTGATGGACACCGGTGCGGCGCTCACGCGTTGGTTCCAACGGGACTCCACGAAGGCGAACAACCTCACCCTCTACCCGCATAAAGAACACGAGTTCTGGCTGTGGCTGAACACGTGGGCGGCGTTCGTGCAATCCCCGGCAGACCTCGGTCACGACGCCACCGGCTACGACCTGCCGCCGCTGGAGGTGTTGTGGCATGAGGTTGATCCGCCGGCCGATGAGTTCGATTTCGAGCGTGACGGGCAGGGCCAGTTGGTGCGCGGGGTGAACCTCGGCCTGCCGCAGGCTGCGGCCGAAAAGCGCCGGTCGTTGGATGCTCGGCTGTCCAAGCTGGTCGAGATCGTCACCGACCACGCCGAACACGGCGAGGGCCAGATTGTGATCTGGTGCGACCTCAACGACGAGCAGCGCGCCATCGAGAAGGCCCTCGAAGATGCCGGGTTGAGCTTCTCATCGGTGTACGGGTCACTCGACCCGGACGAGGTGGAGCGCCGCCTGGCCGACTGGAAGAACCGCGACACCTACGCGCTGATCGGCAAACCAGTGATGCTCGGGCAAGGCATGAACCTGCAGCAGGCCCACACCTGTGTGTACATCGGCATCACGCACAAGTTCAACGATCTAATCCAGAGCTTGCACCGGATTCAGCGGTTCGGCCAAACCCATCCCTGCAAAGCCCATTTGATCCACTCCGAAACCGAGCGGGAAGTGGTGCGGGTCATCCGCGAGAAATGGGCACAACACCGAGAGTTGACATCAACGATGACCACCATCATTCATGAGTACGGACTTGACCCCGAGGCAATTTCGGAAGCGCTGCAACGCTCCATCGGATGCGAACGCATCGAAACATCCGGTGAGGGATGGGTGTTCGCCAACAACGACTGCGTTCACGAAACCGAGAGAATGGCAGACGATTCGGTGGATCTGATTGTCACCAGCATTCCGTTCTCCAACCACTACGAGTACACGCCGAGCTACAACGATTTCGGCCACACCGACGACAACGCGCATTTCTGGGCGCAGATGGACTACCTCACACCGCAGCTGCTGCGCATCCTCGCGCCGGGCCGTATCTACGCCTGCCACGTCAAGGACCGCATCTTGTTCGGCAACGTCACCGGCGCCGGCGTGCCCACCGTGTCCCCGTTTCACGCCGAGGCGATCTTCCACGGCCGCAAACACGGCTTCGACTACCTCGGCATGATCACCGTCGTAACCGATGTGGTGCGGGAAAACAACCAGACGTACCGGCTGGGCTGGTCCGAGCAGTGCAAAGACGCCACCAAGATGGGCGTCGGCTCCCCGGAATACATTCTGCTGTTCCACAAACCGCAAACAGACAGGTCCCGTGGGTATGCCGACGTACCGGTCATCAAGAGCAAGAGTGACTTCTGGTGCACGGTTCACTCCAGCATGCCCGCTGGCGAGAACATGGACGATTGGGGCGAATGCGACCCGGAAAACCCCTGCCGTCCTGGCTACAGCCGTGCCCGTTGGCAGGTGGACGCGCACGCGTTCTGGCGATCGAGCGGAAACAGGACACTGACAGCCGACGAGCTCGCCGCGCTGCCACCAGACCAGCTGGCCTCATTGTTCACCAAGTACAGCCTGCAGGATGTCTACGACTACCAGTCACACGTCCGCATCGGTGAGCAACTCGAAGGTCGCGGTGCCCTGCCTGCCACGTTCATGGCCATCGCCCCGGGATCGTGGTCACCTCACGTGTGGCACGACGTGAACCGGATGATCACCTTGAACGGGGAGCAGAAACGCCGCAACGTCCAAATGCACGTGTGCCCCCTGCAGTTCGACATCGTTGATCGGCTGATCACTCGTTTCTCGAATCCTGGCGAGTTGGTGTTCGACCCGTTCGGCGGGCTGGGCACCGTGCCGTTGCGGGCTCTGAAACTTGGTCGCCGCGGCCGTGGTGTCGAGCTGAATCCCGGCTACTACTTCGATGCTGTCAAGTATTTGCAAGCCGAGGAGCGCCGGCGCGACATGCCAAGCCTGTTCGACCTTGAAGACGCGTCATGACTGCCGAGTCGATGTTGTGGTTTCGCCGGCGTCGCCGCTACCGGCGCAGCGCGTGGAGGTCACCGCGGTGACCGGCATCTGCATCTGCACGCACTACCGCACCGAGCACGACGAGCACGGCAACTGCCTGGCGAGCGATCTGTTCGGCGAGCCGTGCGACTGCCCTGGCTATGAACCCGACGAAGAGGAGGACGACGAAACATGAAGTTGGCGAGGGCGTTCTGATGTCCGACCCGCGAATCCGCCTGCTGTTCAGCCGCCGCGAGCTGATCGCGATGCGGCGCTGCGAATTGTGTGGATGGCACCCGAAAACGCAGAACCATCACCCTGATTGCCCGCGATACGAAACGGAGGAGTGACCGGTGCCTTGGTTCTACGTGGATGACGCGTTCGCTGACAGTAAGCCGGTGATGCAACTCGACTCCAGGATCCGCAACGAGGCCGTCGGGTTGTGGGTTCGTTGCGGTGCCTGGTCGGCGAAAGAAGAGACGGACGGTCATGTGCCCCTTGATGTTGTGAAGGGGTTCGGCGGCACGCCGAGACTCATTCGCGCGCTGCAAGAACAAGCAGGACTTTGGCAGAAACAGGGTTGCGACAACACGCAATACAAGGATGAGACAACGGTTGATACAACGAGAAAATCTCAACCAAAATCTCGCGAAATCGTGTTTGCCAACTGGGAGAAATGGCAGAAAACCAAGGCTGAAAATGAGGCGCGGCGAAGGCGTGAGGCAAAGAAGAAATCCACCTGGAGAGCTGGGAAAAAGGGCCGCGACTATGTGGCTCAGGATGGGCAGGTGTCCACCGGGGACATGGTGGTGGACACGGATTTACTGTCCACCGGGGACAGCATGGGGGAGTCCCGCTACCCCGACCCGACCCGACCCGACCCGACCCTTATTCCTTTGGTTACTTCTAGTAGGGGGGTTACGTCAGTAGACGCGAACGTTGATTCCCCCCGCCCCGAATGCCCTTACCATGAAACGAACTCAGAGACCACCAACTGCATCCCGTGCATGAAGCGTCGCAAGTGGGACAAGGAGCACCCGGATTACTTCAAGCGGCTGGAGGCTGAGCAACGCCGCCGGCAGGCCGAGGCTAGGCAGGCCGCCATTGATGCCTGCTCGTTGTGTGATGAGTTCGGGGATATCGAGATCGATGATGCGGTCAAGAAGTGTGATCACCCGAATGTCCGAAAGGTGGGGTCACTGTGAGGGACTGGCGGGGGGCGACGGTTCACAGGACCGCTGACAGCCGTTCTGGCGGTTCCGGGTCCAGTGACACCACGGAGGGCCTGAAAACCGCTCAGGATCGCGCACAGCCCCAGGAATCGACACCAGGAGATGACGCATGACGCAACGAAAAGGTGGATTCGACTGGATCCGGTCGACCTACCGCGTACCAGCGAAGCGCGGAATGCGAGTTGTCTTCGATGGACGGCCGGGACGCATCCTGAGCGTTGATGGCCCGTATCTGATGCTGCACTTGGACAGCGACCCGAAGAACCTGCGCACTCGTGTGCATCCGACATGGCGCATGGAGTACCTGCCATGACGATGTTTGTGTCGTATGCGGATGATCCTCGTGTCCAGGCCGCCCAGGCTGCGCGGTCGTGTGACATCTGCAAAGCCCCTAAAGGCAAACCCTGCAGCAACACGATTTTGCCGGGGAAGCCGCTGCCCGGTCGGGTCATCCACTTCGGGCGGCTCACAGACAGAAACCGAGAACCGAAAGGCGACGAATGAACAACCCCGAGTTGCGTGCAGTACTCACAGAAGCCCTCGGCCGGTCGTATTACCGGCGGTAATCCAACTCCCCGAACCGTACTTTGCGCATTCTGCTACGGATGATGTGAACGGCTATGCCGACTGGGAGTATCCGCACGGGGCAATCGCAACCACGGATGACGGCACGATCATGTGGGGGAAGTGGCACATCACGGACCCTGAGAAGGTTCGAGCTGCCGCTGCCGCACTCCTCGCTGCCGCCGCTGCTGCGGTTGTGGCTGCAGGGGAGGAAGCATGAGCGACCCGGTCACCCGTGCCGAAGCAATCGCCGCTTACGCCGCCACACCTTGTGCCACATGCCAACACCCGTCATCGCATCACTCGGACATCGGAACGTGTGAAGCGTGTAGTTGCGAATCATTCGAGGAGGAAGCATGAGCGGGGACGCGCAGAAGATCATGATCGCGGTTCAGCGCCGACACCGGCGGACGTTAAACCTGGAAACTGGACACTCCCACTGCCAGGGTACGCGGGTGGGTGAATGTGATTTCCGCGACGGTTCGCTCGACGATTTCGAGGCCCACGTCGCCGCCGAGATCGACAGAGCCCTCGGAGGACTCAGGCGGGAAACCCGCGTAATCGAGAGCATCTTCGAGCTGGGCGTGCCAGAGCCTGCAACCCGATTCGTTACCCACTGGATGGAGATACCTGATGAGTGATGTTGTTGAGCGCGCCAAGGCTGCGCTGGTCGACTACGAAGTGGCGAAGGGGTCTCGGGTCGCGGTCGCACCGGGCCGGTCCTACCGGCTGCTCGCCGAATTGGTAGCCGAGGTTGAGCGTCTTCGCCCCAGGGGGGTTGAGCGTCTTCGCCCCAGGGGGGTTGAGACTACTGCTGATCTCGAATGGCTCCCAGAGGATTCCTGAGATTATCAGGGGTTGATTCGATGATCGTCGCCGTTTCTCCAGGTAGGCAGCCGATCTGACAGCGCACACATGTTTCCGATTACCGACACTCGTAGGGAGATGACGACTATGCCGACCACAGAGCATGGATCAGACGTCCAGCACTTGAGCCCTGAACACCGCGATCGTGCTTGGCGCGATAGGTTCAACGCCCGGTGGCACTATGACTACGGCGGGTGGATTCGTACCAGGCCGCAGGATGAGGCGTCGACCTTCGCTTTGATCCCAACCAAACACTACGGACCGTTCACTGAGGATCACTCGTGTCCTGCCTGCCTGGTGGTACACCCACCTGAGGATTGCCCCGTCCTAAGTGGAAACACCGACATGTTGGTTGTTTTCGATTACGACACCTCGCCCAACAAGGCACAAGCGGATACAGCTGACGATGACCCCAGATAACGTAATTCTCACCCACGACGGAGGAACCCTGCAGAAGACGAGTAGGGGTACCTGGTATTGGGCCAACGATGACCAAGACGAGAGCCTTCCAGGGGGCCTTATCGACTTCCTTCCCGCCCGCGTGCTCTACATCCCTACAGACTCTTTGGAGGAAGCGTGAGCAGCGAAGCCCAAAACCTCATGATCGAGGTGATCGATGCGCACACGTACAACGGTGCAGACAGGGGGTTCCTCGGCGAGCACCGTGTCGAGTACTGCATCTGCGGGTGGTCGGAGGAAGGCGACGGCGTACACACCGCGCATGTGGCTTCTGAGGTTGACAAAGCCCTCGGAGGACTCAGGCGGGAGACCCGCGTAATCGAGAGCATCTTCGAGTTGGGCGTGCCCGAGACCGCAACCCGATTTGTTACCCACTGGACGGAGATACCTCATGAGTGACCCGCAGTGGCGGGCCAACTGGGCGCGCTGGCAGCGCTACAACGACGCCGTCTGCGTGATCGCCGAGGCCATCGGATCTCACCGGTACGACATCTCTGATGCCCACGTCCATCGGTGCGTATGCGGCAAGGGCATCGGACGCGCGGACGACGCACTGGACATGCACAGGGCTGAGGAGGTCGACAAAGCACTCGGAGGACTCACCCGTGAAACCGTTCCCGCCCGCGAGGGGTGGATTCTCCCGCCTGGATGGATCGGTGACCGCACAGCTGCCCGCTGGGTGTCGGGATGGAGCGAGGCATGAGCGACGCGGACACCGCACGCCGCAACGGCTGGACAGTCGGAACCCGACTTGCCGGCGACGAAGGACGTGGCGAAACGATCATCGAGATCACCGCGATCGGTGAGGAACGCGTGCTGGCGAAAACCATCTCCCATGCGGGCCGACCGGCGCCGTACGGGGAGTCACTGTGGACTTTCGTGTGCCGGGATTGGCGGGAGGTTCCGCGGTGATTCAGGTTCATTGCAGGGAGTGCAACCGTGTCTGGGACCAGTCGTGCACGGATTGCGCTCAATGGAAAGCGGATCGTCACTCGATCAACACGGGGCATACGGATATACGGATCATCCCGGACACCACACCACCGCGGCCTGTGGTGGGTCAGGGGTGGGCGGAATGGCTCACGAAAGGACAATCATGACCAGCGACGGAAGCGGAGTAGTCGCCGAATGGCGGCACGTCCACGGAAGAAACCCCGATCGCGTCCTACCAGGTGGCGTGTTCGCCTCGCACGGTCCTCGTGGTGAGGAGATCGACACACCGACCGATCACCGGATGCTGTGGTACGTGCGTGATCAGCTCCTCGGCGCTGACATGAAGCCGTACGTGCGGGAGATCTTCGAGTTCCTGAACGACTACCTCGCTGCGACCTGTCAGCATCACTGGCTCGAATACGAGGCAGAAGAGGGTTACTGCGAGGCGCACCGTCAGTGCCTGTGGTGCAACGACGTTGAATGGAAGAGCGAGTGACTACTCCTGAGCGTGCAGCGTTGATCGAGCGGGCCGCGCAAGCCATCTATGAACAAACCTCAGCAGGGCGGTTGTTTCCGTGGGACACCGTGACTGAGGCGCACAAGGTGCAGTGGCGTCGGATGGCTGATGCTGCGTTTGATGTCCTCATAGACGCCTGGGCTCCGCCGTTCTAGCCGCATGCCTAAGTCTCCTGAAACCCCCGCCGAGCACATCGAGTTCGCGCGGGAAGAAGCCCGCCAAGCCGCATACGAGTCAGCCCAGACGCACGCTCTGATCGCTATCGCCCAACTACTCAACACAAAGGACCAACCGTGACCACACCACTGTCCGTGATCCTTGCTTCCCAGGCTCGTTTCCTCGTTGAGAGCCCTGTTTGTCCGGTGTGTTTCCAGCCCCGTGCCGAGCATTCCACCGACTGCAAAGGACACCACAAATGGTTGACGTGCTGCTCGTAAGGGCCGTCCTTGAACGGGAAAGCGACGTCCGAAACAACTGGTGCCGGATCTGCTGGGGCAAACTCGATGAATGCCCTGGCCATGTCGGGTACATGGAGATGTTCGGCCCACCACCAACCGAGGAAGAGCGAGCCGCCTACGCCGCAGACCTGGAAGTGCGCCGACGTGGTATCGAACGCCGCGCTGCAGCGCTTAATCAGGCGGCAGTGAATCTCGGGTACGACAGCATCGAGGACCTTTGCGCGAAGGTCGATGTCGGGTCGATTGTGCAGTCTGAACCCAACCAGGAGGGGGACCACTGATGACGATCTACGGAATCTTCTGGACCCGCGATGGCATCTCCCCCGGGGACCGCATCGAAGCGCACGAGATCGATTGGAAGATCGACAGTGACTACACCGAAGTTCTAAGGGAATTCGAAAGCCGAGACGACAAGTACTGGCCGTCGGTCCTGTTCTCTGCGGACATCACGAATATCACGTTGTTGGAGGAAGGAACTTGCCCCGACTACCTCAACGCGCAAGAGAAGGGGCCGTCCAAATGACGAATGATGCTCGTGTGGGGGCGTGGATCGCCGCGTGGGACGCGCTCAACGCCGCCACCAACACCCTCAAAAAATGCCCCATCCAAGACCCCGACGAGTATCGGGCGTTCTGCCAACTCCAAGCAGACATCTACGCCCACCTCGCCGACGTCCCGGCAGAGGTCGGTGTCGGCGCAGCGGAATGGCTTGAACGCCGCGAGAAGGAACTACGGGAACAGGAAGCGATGTTCAGGAAGGCATTCGACAAGTGACCAAGCCGATCGACACCGATACCCATGCGGAAACACCCACCAAACCAAAACACATGAACCCCAAAAAACGCTGAACACCAAGGTAAAATCCGAATCTTGGAGGTGCCCATGAGCGACAAACCTCATATTCTTTACCGCTTCTACAACGCGGAAGACGATCTTCTCTACATCGGAATCACAAACAACCCGAGAAGCCGATTCAACCAACACCACGCCGACAAAGCATGGTTCAAATCAGTCGCCCGCTCCACGATGCAACACTTCGCCACCCGCGCTGAGCTCGAAACCGCAGAGGTAGCAGCGATTCAATCGGAGATGCCGCGATACAACGTCGCGCACGTAGTCCACAACAAGGGAGAGCTTCGACCCAAGTCAATATCCCGACGACCAATCAGTCCCGACGCCAATAAATTCCAGGCCCCGGACGCCATCACAAGCGACGCTCCGACTGTTGAAGACCGCGAAAACCGCATGGACGAGATCGAAGAACAGATCTCCCGAATCCCCAGGCTCATCCCCGGCGAACGATGCCCCTCCTGCGAAATGATCCTGCTCGCACTCGAATACGACGGATTGGTGAAATGCCTCAACTGCTTGAACATGTGGACACCCGACGAACTTCAGGAAACCCTATGACCCAACCAGCAGAGGATGGCAACCTCCCCGCCGCCAAAACCAGACTCGGAAACGCCATCTCCGCGCTCATCGACCCAAAACCCGAATACACCGAAGGTGCCACCAGATGGCGCGACTCCCTCTACGACCAACTCACCGAAGAAATCCCCGGCTCCCAAGGCAACGCCTCCCGCATTCCGCAATCCTCACCACCCCTCTGCATCGATGCCGTCGAACTCAAAACCGAAATCGACGCCACCGTCGCAGCATGGGAACCCTCAAGCTACTGGGTGTTCGGACCCCCATACCCCGTTCCACAACGCGACCTCACCCGCGAACACACACCACTAACGGTGCTACGCCTCCAACTATTGGAACGACGCCCATGGCGGCCCCAAGACGCCCACGGCATCGAACAAATCTCCGGAAGGATCGAAGCCTGGTGCGAATCCATCAAAACGATGCTCAACCCGCCACCGAAATGGTCACTCCCAAACCCGTGCCCAGCCTGCGACACCGCCATCGTGTACCGGAAGAACTCAGCCGGCGAAACCGTCCGACAACCCGCACTCCAAATCGGCCCATCAGGATGCGTCTGCCAAAACTGCCACCACGAATGGGGACCGCAACTGTTCCAGCACCTCGCCAACGTTCTGGGCTACGAACTACCCGCAGGAGTCCTCGAATGAGACACGCCAACCTCCCCACATCCCCTAGCTTGCTTGCGACATGCAGATTCATATGCCATCATTGGGTCGGCAAGTGAAGTGTGCCCAAAGCCCGAAGACCTCCACAGGTTCGGGCTTTTATTCATTCCCGGGGAGGCCAACCATGAGCACCTTCCCCGCACCCCGCACGCTCACCGAACGCATCCAAGGCGCGCACCTCAACCTGAAACTCGCACGGCAGGCAGGCAACCCGGACATCATCGCCGCCGCTGAACGCATACTCAACCAGTTGGTTGACCGTTTACCCCGCTCCACCAGCCAGGAGAAGTAGTACCTCATGCCGGATAGCGACCCGATCGATTTCACCGCAGCTGGCGAAGCCGTCGCCGAGATCTTCATGGATGGCATCCGCGCGATCATCGCGCAGGAACTCGACGCACGTGGCGTCAAAGGCCCGTCCACTGTCGTCAATAACGTGGTTCCGTACTCGCTGCCTGATTCGCAGGACGCGCAGTACATGGAAGCCACGTATGAGGCGGACGTCTGATGCCGCTCAAACACCTCCGCATTTGCGACACCTGCGATCGTGTCCGTTTCGCACCCTGCGGCAAAGCATGCCGAGTCCCCAACGATATCGATCCTGACTCGTGGCGAATCAATCTGCAGGACGGTGCAGGAACGATCGGTGGCGAAGGGTGTGCCGACAGAATCAGCGACGGCCTCGCAGGCGAATATCCCAAATGAGCAGCCTCACAGACCTCACGGACTTCCTTAACCGCACGCTGAACAACCTGGTTCACCCCGGCGACGAAAACACCAAACCCTTCCCGATCCTCCTGCCGGGACTACGACCTATCAGTGTCCCCCCGGAACTCGCCGGCCAGTTCGCTGAAGAATCAGGCCTACCGCACCTCGACACCCCGAAACTGGTCGCGGAAGCACTCGCCGCGGCGATCACACAAAACTATGTGATCCTCACACGCGAAGAGCACGAACAACTACGCCAGCAAGCAGCCGACGCACCAACCGGGCACCGCGTCATCAACATCCGAACCACACCCACAGCCCCGCCCGTGCTGTCGATCACCATCGACAAAACAAGCAACGACGTCATCGTTCCCAAACGAGCCTTGCGGAAAGCGACCGAACAGTGATCCACATCGAAGTTGACGGGAAAGTGCTCATGCACGCCGATCCCGGCCAGTGGACCACCACGCCACCTGATGTTCAAGCGGTCCAGAAAGCTGGACCCAACGAGCCTTGGATGCTGCCGATCATGACCGCACTCGCGAAGGCGGCCACCCTCGCGATGGCCGGGGCGAAACACGAGGACACCACAATCCGCGTGACCACACGCAAGAACGGCTGGACGATGGACTGCACCAATGGATGAGGCAGCCCGCGCCCGCCAGGAGCTGCGCAGATCCAACGCCGCCCAGCCGCACCGAAACCGGCACCGCGAACGCAAAACCGGACGAACCACAGACCGCACCATCTGCTACTGCGGAGACGCCGACTGCGACATCTGCGGCACCTGGTACGAATAGGCACATAGGACGGAACCGCGAGATAATGAACGAAGTGGTGGTCAACGGAACTCGATACGTTCCCGAAACCGCCAGCGGCGCCACCACGATCGGAATCGGAGTCACCACCCGCAACCGGCGCGACGTCGCCGACCGGACTATCGAACACATCCGCAGCCGCACCCCCAACGCCAAACTCGTCATCGTCGACGACGCCAGCGACGAACCATACCCGGCAGCGACCTATCGGTTCCCTCAACGAGCCGGCATTGCCCGAGCCAAAAACAAATGCCTCGAACTACTTAACGGGTGCGAGCACATCTTCCTGTTCGACGACGACTGCTACCCCATCGCCGACAACTGGTTTCAGCCTTACATCGACTCGCCTGAACCCCACCTGATGTACCAGTTCATCGACCTCGCCGGCGGGCGGAAAATCAACGACGTCACGAAGGTCTACGACGACGGCCACCACTTCGCGCTGACCGGCGCGCGCGGCTGCATGATCTACGTACACCGCAGCGTCATCGAAACAGTCGGCGGCCTCGACCCAGAGTTCGGCGGCTGGGGATGGGAACACCCATCGTGGTCCGACCGCATCTACAACGCCGGCCTTACCACATTCCGGTACGGCGACGTGTGCGGCTCCAACAAGCTCATCCACTCAATGGACGAGCACCTCGAAGTGAAACGCTCCGTCCCCACCGAAGAACGCAAAGCCGTCGCCACCCGAAACTCCGACCTGTACTGGAAACACCACTACACCAGTAGCCACCACATCCCCATCGTGGAACCTGACCGGCGTGTGGTGCTGACCTGCCTGCTGTCCAACAAACCTGACCCGCAACGCAACACCCGCATGCGTCCCGACGTTAAACTGCTCGACACGCTGATCACCTCCATCACTGGAGGTGAACCCGTCGTGCTGTGCGACAACCCACTCACCCACCCGCGGGCGTCATTCGAGCGAGTCACCAGCCCAGTAGACAACCCATACTTCGCGCGCTGGTACCTGTACTACCAATGGTTACGCGCCAACCCCGACGTCAAATGGGTGTGGTGCGTAGACGGCACGGACGTCGAAATGCTCACCCCTCCGTGGGAACACATGGAAACCGGGAAGCTGTACGTCGGGCACGAACCCGCCGTTGTGGGGATCGACTGGATGCGCGACAACCACAAAGCCACACACCTGCAAGAGTTCATCGACACCCACGCCGACCGCACCCTATTGAACGCGGGGATCGTGGGCGGTGACCGGGAAACCGTCATGGCATTCGCACACGACATGGCCGCCGACCACGAAGACCAACTTCGGCGCGTCTGGCACAAAGACGACGCCCCGGGAATAATCATCGGCGACATGGCGACACTCAACTATGTTGCCTACACCAAACACGCCGACCAACTCATCCACGGACCTCAGGTGGCGACGGTCTTCAAGGCCAACGAACGCAACACCTGGTCATGGTGGCGGCACAAATGACAATGGAGCGGAGCATGAAACCCGGCGACGACATATGGGTCGACTTCGACGGACTCGAACACGAAGGCACCGTCGAGAAAATCCAAGCCGGAGGCTGGGTCAGATGCTCCATCGTCATCGACCCCGAATACGACTACGGCAGCATCACACCACGACTCACACCACACATCACCGTCGCCGTGAAAACCACACGCATAAGGCCACGATGACCCACACCATCGGCATCGTCGCCCACACCAAACGCGCCGAACAAGCACACCAACTCATGGAAACCGTAGGCGCCGCATACATGAACATCGACAACGGCGCACTCGGATGCGAAAACAACCACCGCAAAGTCTGGCAACACCTCACCCGCCACAACACAAACTGGCTCGTCGTACTCGAAGACGACGCGATACCGTGCAACAACTTCCGAGACCAGCTCCACGCCGCACTAACAGCGGCACCCAGCCCAGTAGTCTCCCTCTACCTCGGACGCGAACGGCCACGCGAATACCAACAACGCATCGCCAAAGCCGCCGACACCACAGCACACTGGCTCACCTGCCGACGACTACTCCACGCAGTCGGAATCGCCATACACGCCGACCTCGTACCCCACATGCTCAACCAACTGCCCAACGGCAAACCCATCGACGAAGCAATCAGCGCATGGGCACGCCACCAAGGCCACACCATCGCCTACACATGGCCCAGCCTCATCGATCACGCAGACGAGACGCCAATGATCGCCACCAGAAACGACAACCAACCACGACCACCAGGCCGCGTCGCATGGCAACACGGAACACGCGACACCTGGACCACCGACACCCAACCAATCTGATGCCACGCGCGCCTAAGGTCTGCCGACACGCAGGCTGCACCACACTCACCACAACCGGCACATGTCCCCAACACACCACACACCGCTGGGGCAACCACCAAGGACGCAAAGTCCCACACTGGTTGCAGCGAGCCACCTTCCGGCGCGACAATTGGACCTGCCAAAGCTGCGGACACACCGCGACTCCCGGCAGTGGACAACTCCACGCCGACCACATCCAACCCCGATCACGCGGCGGCACAGACACACTTGACAACATGCGCACCCTATGCAAGGCATGCCACGCGCCGAAGTCCCGCGCCGAGGCCCGCGGATCGAACACCTGATCGAAAACCGGTCGAAAGTTAGCTGGAGGCGCGAAACGTGCCCTGACCTGCGCAAACGCCCACATGCCCGCAAGCGTCTGACCTGCGGAAACACCCCCCCAGCAACCCCCTCCCCGGGGGTCTGCGCGGGCCCCGGACGGCGC